TCGTGCCGTCAGGATCGCTCCACACCCACATCTTCTTCTGCCGGTACATGCGGTACCAAAACTCGCCGTAGGACTCGGAGCCGTCACGGTAGATCTTGCCGATGTCACTGACCGGAGCCAATTTCATCTTCGAGATCCCGAGCCCGCGCGCTTCCTCAGCAACCTTCTTGTGGGGACGCACGCGACGGAACTCACCCGGAGGAGCCTGCGAGTCATAGGCAACGCACATCAGATCACGTCCGACGATGGAGATTGTCATGTCGTCCGACGTGTAATCGATCTGATCCGCGATTCCCTCGTGCAGAGGCTCGATCTGACGGGCGTTCCCTGTGGTGGTGAAAAGAGAGACACGAACCTCGTTGTCCCTGTCGAGCAGGAACTTCAGGTCAGGCGTCGGCGCACCGATGTCGATGCTGAACTGATCCGTGTCTGTGTCCATAGCCGCATCGATCTGAAAAGCCTCGACCTTGTGGACGGGAAACTGCCGATACCCCCGCCGTCCGATCTCGGCAGTGATCAACGCTTTGACAGCAAGCTGCGTCACTTTCTTTTCAGCCTCCTGTCAGCCATCCTGTCGAACACCTTCACCTTCGTGCGAAGCGGGCTCGTGTTGTTCGAGCCCAAGTTCAACCACGACTGAAAAGACTCTGCGATCTCTCGATGCACAGGTTTGATGACAGTCTTTCGTGCCATCAGTAATGGATCACTGTCCCGAGTGGGAGTCGGTAGTCAGGAACCTTGTGCGCCGAGATGTTCCGCTTGTCGAACCACACTGCGTTGCCCTTGATCGAGTAGAGATCGACCCACATCTTTTCAGTGCCAAAGACCTTCCTAGCGACCTTGCGAAGCGTGTTGTACGTGGAGTTCGTCTTGAAAATCCTTGTGCCTCGTCCCCGAGCTCCACCAGTGCGGCCCTCGTCCGGCTGAGTCGGCCCGACATTCGGAGCCTTCTTGCCTGTGCCCACCTTCACGAGTGTCAGTGAATATTCGATGTTCATGGTCGTGTCCTGACGATCGTGCGAGTGACGCAGGCTCTCACCCGTGACGTACTGAAGGTTCGGCATGATCCCAGGCAGATGAAGGATTTTCCCTCTCGCCGGAGTATCGGCATAGAAAATCTGACGGAGAGCGTTCATGTTCTCCACGCTCGTCCAGCCGGGGAAAATGCCGGCGAGGGTGATCGTCGTCTCGGCCTTGTGGGTCACGTCCACATCGAGCTCGATTTCACCCAGGTACTTGTGCCGCCCGAGCTCTGCCTGCTCTGCGATCTCGAAGCCCTGCGTGCCGAGCGGCCACACAAAGGCACGACCACCAGGAATCGCAAGATACGGACGCGCGAAATCGTCATCGGGATCGATGATGTAGCGGGCCGTGTCCTCGATCGAGCGTGAGACGCGACGAACGTTGATTGCCTTGGGCGGCTTTTCAAGGTTGTGCGGGTACGGGATGCTCAACGTCCGCTCCTTCGCTGCGTTTTCTGCTTGCCTCGGAACGTCGCCGGCTTACCGCCACTGACGCCCCACAGCTTGACGGGCACCTTCGTCTCTTTGTTGACAATCCGAAGGGCGGCTGAGAGCTCCGGTGTCGCTTCGAGCATGAACGTGCCCTGCGCCTCACCTGTGATCTTCGCAATCGCACCAACGCCGGATCCACGAGCAGCGCGGTCGCCACCTTCCCCGAGACGACGCAGCCTGCGCTCTGCCACATCAGCGTTGATGTAACCGCGTGAAAAGTCTCTGATGATCCGCTGTTCATCGTCGCTGCGACCGTGACTGAATGACAATCCAGTTCCACGAGAGCGTCCAGCGAACTTCGCAAGCAGAGGATGACCCGAGGGCACCGAGCGCGCATCGCCATGCTTGATCGCGTCATTGACAATCTTCTGTTGGATCTGATCTGCGATCAACGGGGTTGACGCGAGCGCCGCTGTTGCTCCGATAGGAAGCCCGTAGCGAGCCCAAGTCGGCAACCTGCGTCCTGCTGCGGTAGGAATGCCCCCGTCGCCTCCTGGCCCCATTCCGCCCTTCGGAGCCCCAGGCATGAACCACGAGAGCGGATCCACGACAACCCACAATGGATCGCTTCTCTGTCCGGTGGCTTTGGATGAAAATGCACCGAGCCCAGATCCGACAAGAGCAGCCGCAGCCATCTGTGGCGCGTTGGCGATTGCGCCGCCCGCTCCGGGGAATGCACCGCCAAATCGACCGAGAACCCGTCCGACCCCCGGAATGCGGCTCAGACCGCCCGCAGCGAGCCCGCCGAGGCCCATGCCGAGGAACACCTTCGATGCAACCTGCGCCGAGATCCCGCCGGCAATCACAGCACCCGTCGCTTTCGGGTCTTGCCCGACCGACCAATCCGAAATTCGCTTCAGCCCACGAGCGACAGGATTGAGGAGAGGTTCGATTGACCGCACCACCTGAAGCTGAAGGTTTTTCTGTGCGTTCGCCGCCAGCGTCAGAGCACGCCGATCTTGAATCAGCTTCTCTCTCTGCGCTGCGCGATTTTCACGGGTGGCCGTGAGAAGGCTTTCCCTGAATTTGTCAAGCGCCTCCGTTCCTCCGACAGCCGAGATGTTGAGAAGCTGACGGACAGATTCGATGCGACCGACAGCCTTGGTCAAGAGGCTGACGTTCGGGCCTGAAATTCCAGCTTGCGACAACGCCTCCGCTGGATCTTCGATGTTCAGAAGCGACTGCCGCTGCGCTGACGTGATGCTCGAACCACCCGTCGCTCGCATCATCTGCTGAAGGACATTCCAGCCACCCTTTGCACGCAACGCGTTCGGATCGGTCGGCAGTCCCATTTGCAGGAACGCCGCCCTCTGATCCTTCGACTTCGGGTTGAGCAGCGACGACGTGAGAAGCTGCGCCACGCCGCGTCCAATCACCGGAGTTGAGCCACCAGCCATAGACGCTGTGCCGTACACAGCGAAAATCTCCTCGGGCGTCATTCGCATGGCCGTTGCCGCGCCGGACAGTCGGCCGATGTCTCGGGTGATGTCCACGCCGGTCAAGCCCGGTGACAATCGCGTGAGCTCCGCGAAGATGTTGCCCATGCGTCGCGCACCCTTTGTTGGGTTCGCCTGAGTACCCGTTGCGTGCAACATGCCAGCCACGCCACCTGCAAGCGCCTGCGGATCTCCGACCTCACCGCCGAGCACAAGCTGCATCCGGGCCATCTCCTCCACGAAGCCGCGCATCTGCGCAATGCCACCTGGGAGGTTCGATGAAAAGAACTTGGTGATGAACTGGCTGATCCCATCGGCAGCGAGTCCGAACTTGTTGCTCGTCTGAAGCGCGAAGTCGCCCACGTCGTTGAGCTCCTTGCCGAGCCCCACGAGATTGCCGCCGACGACTTTGGCCGCGAGTCCATCGACTTCACCGAGCCGGTTGTTGAACTGCGCGAGCGAGTCAGTCGCGGTGACAAGCCCGTAGACGATGGAGCCGGCGAACGCGTACCGGATCGTCGTCCCGATGGCTTTGAGCTCCTGCCCCCACCATCCGAGACGAGATCCGGTACGCGCGACACGCTGCGCCGCGTTCTCGACGCCTGTGAGATGACTGACAATCCGGTCGAGATCTCCCCGGAGTTGTTCTCCGTGGCTCGTCCAGACCAAGTTCATTCTGTAGTTCGACTGACTCACTACTCTCCTTCACTCACCAGGATGCCGCTTGGGTCACTGAAAAGAGACTCGATCTCTCGTCGCCTGTCTGTCATCTGTTCCTCGGTCAACTTCTCCAACTCGTCTATCTCCTCGCCCGGTCGGTAGATGTTGTCCGCGTACTTTTCAAGCATCTCCTTCTTGGCCTCCACGTTCACGGGCTCGTGGCAGACCTCGCAGCGCGTGATTTCAAGTTCATGTTCACAATGCAGGTGAACTCGATCTCTACGCTCCTCGTCGTCTACTTCGTAGTTGAGGAAAATCCAACAGATCTGCCCGTCAGTGAGATCAGCGAAAGTTCCAAAAGCAGCGCCTTTGCCAACTCCCATGACCTTCCAGATAGCCCGTTCAAGTCGATTTTCCTCCATACTTTTTTTAGATCGGCCATCTGCTCGTCGCTGAGGCCGTCCATTGCCGGGTTCGAGTCCATTTTCATCATCATGTACCGCTCGGAGAGCATGTTGATGTCAACGTCCTCCAACGATTCCAGCAACTCCTCCACGCTGCTGAAAACCCGCTCCTCCAAGTTCTCGACATTGCGCACTGCGTGCAGGAGCGTGTTCTGCCGCAGCACGTTGTCGCGGATCTCGCGAGCGTAATCGTTTTCAGGCAGTTCGAGTGACGCCGCTGCCAGCCACGCAAGGTGATCCTCCTTGCCAACCAGCGGCACGAGAGCCACTCTCACGCTTGGTGCGCTTTTCAGCGCAACGATGTCAGGTGCATCCTGCCCGAGTCGCATTCTTGCGAGCCGGCTGTCCTCTTTGATCTGCTCGATCACCGTGCTCATTTTCACCCACCGCCCTTCTGATTCATGATGTCGGTTGCGAGATCGATGTCATCTACAAGGTTCCAGGCGACGGGCACGCCGAACAGAACCCTGTTACAACAGTGCGACTCGAATTTCATGATGAACTCGTCCGTATGGCCATCCTGTCCGGGCTCGGGAGCCAGGATTGTCACCTGGGGGTTCAGCTTCCCGCAGCCCGGACAGACAGTCGGCCCGTGCTCGAATTGCATCTGCTCGCTCTCAGCGAGTTCGAGCAGTTTTTCATTTGCGACCGCACTCCGCTCAAGCACACCAACCACTTCGCGGAGCAGGTTTTCAGTTTCCTTGTCCATCCCGCCCTTCTCCCGTTAGTCCCGAACGAATCCGGGAACGGAGATGTCACAATTCAGCGTGACCCTCTCACGCGTCGAGTTGATCGTGATGCGCGTCCAGTTGCACCCTCGATAGACGGTGCGATCTTCGCCTCGGCGCGTCATGACCTCGAAGTCACGAAGCGTCCGTAGCTTCTTCTCGCTGTTCAGCCCTCGCGCAACGCCGCGCTTCAGGAGAACCGCTGAAAAGCTAACCCGATCTTCGTCTGCACCCTTCACAGTCCGAAGCACAGGCCCGTCAGAGCCGAAGGCTCCTTCGAAGGCGACTTCCTGGTTGAACTCCTCGGTCATGTCCATCGTTGCCGCGAAGTCCTCGCCAGCGATGAAAATGCCGAGATCAGGAGCGTTGAGCCCTTCCAACCATGCCATCTGTCAGTCCTCCTTTCCTACGCTGCGATGACGAGCTCAGGGGCAACGAGGATCGTCTGGATCCCACGCACGACTTCGCCCTTGTAGCTGATTGTCACCGATCGGTTGTCGCCCGAGGGGATAATCGCGACCGAGTAGCCGAACGTATTGTCCGGCTGCACCAGCGGCTTGATCCAGTTCGAGCGCTCATTCAGAAGCGCCTCGACGCCAGCTTTCAAGTCGTCGCGGTTCTTCTGCGTGTTGCCCCTGCGAAGGAAGTTCTGTGCTTCGCAGTAGTTCCTCACGTCGATGAAAATTTGATCGACAATGAGACGCGTCATCAGCGAGTCGAACGTGGCATCTGTCGTCCACGTCGTCCGCAGATGGGTGATCTCGACTCCACCGTTCCGCCCTGCCCGGACGGGGCTCACGCCACCGACGAGCAGAGTCTCGAAGTCGTTGATCGGGGTGCCTGCGCCGGCCTTGATGCGGAACAGCGGCATCCCGTTCGCGTCCTTCTCGACCCCGGTGAAGCCAGCGAGCGCGAGGGTGTCGAGATCGTCGCCCAAATCGCTGTTCTTCGCAACCTCGGCCGCGATTGCGGCTGCGAGATAGTTGCCACCACGAAGAACACCATTTTCATCGTAGAAGCCAGGAGCAACGAGCACTCCCCGCTTCGACAGGATCGCTCCTGCGGCGGTGATCAATCCGGCCGACGCTGTTGCAGCCGCCATGCCCATGATCGCCACCTGCTTGTTCTGGATCCCCTCTGCCCACTCGGCAGAGTCCGCGAGCGCGACGAGATCCGCCTGCGTCACGGAGTCGGTCAGACGAAGGCGGATCGACTGATCCGATTCGAGCAGAGCCCATGCCGCCTGACGTTCCACGAGCGTTGGTGCCGTGCCGTCCGTCTCGGACGAGATTGCCTTCACAGTCGGGACTCCCCGACCAAGAAGGAATTTCACCAACGTAGACAGTGAGGACGCCGCTCCGAACAACGTGTCGGCATCTGCGGGCCGCGACACGTCGTACAGCGTTGCCTCGACAGCCGTGCCTCCTACCGCACTAGCGCCTTCGACGCCGATGGGCAGGAAAAGCGGCTGTGAAAAGCGAGCGCCGAGAGTTGTGGCATCCTTCACTTCGGGGTAAAGCTGCGTAGACAATTTTCACTCCCTTCTTTCTATCCGGTGATGGTTACATTGCCGTCGATGACGTTCTGAGGATCTTGTTCGATCACGTCGATGAACTCAGTGACGGGTCTGCGGATCCGCGAGAAGATCCGAACGACGAGTTCGAGTCCGATCGTCCTGAAAACCTTCACGTCACCAACAGTATCGATGATGTTCTGTCCCCCTGAAAAGCCAAGGATCTCGACGCCATCCGTCGTTGTCTGACAAGCCTCATACGCCGTGGATCCGACGAACAGCTTGTCAAGCAACTCTCGCGCCTCCATCCGGGCCGTCACTCCACCCGTTTCAGCGCTAGCCCACACGCCGATGTCGAACGTTACTTCATGGCAACGAGCCTCCCATTCCTCGACGGTTCCTGCTCCGTTGTCGTAGAGAGCGTCCACGAGATTGTCACCGAGTCCGAACACGATGGGCTCGATGTTGTCGATGTCTATATGAACCAAAGTCTTTTCAAGAGGCATCCGTGTCTGCATCTCGTCGGGCTCAGGGAAGGAATCGATCAAGGTGTAGAGATCGGAAGTGAAAAGCGTTTCCATGTACGCACGCAGCGCACGGAACATCGTCGTGACGTGATTGTCAGGGTTGTATGTGCTCACGGCAGGTATCCCGTCGGGCCAGTCACTCCAAGGAGGCTTGAGCCACGCATCCTCGCTGAAAAGGTGCGGAACTGACCCCGGTTGGTTCTGAGGCTGCCAAACGTATCATGCATGATCCGTTCCGCAAAGCGAGTGCGTTGGACGTAGCGAAGGGTGGCGATCGAGGACATTTTCAGCACGGGTCTGCGAGGGCCGACAGACTTGCCTTCCGGCGTCATTCCTGTCTCGACCACATAGGCTCCGCGCTCCTCGTTGAAAAGTTCCCACATGCCCGGACGGATCTGCCGGACGAGCCAGCCGCGATAGGTGCGCTGCGTGATCCGCCTGACCGGGATCTTGAACGCGGCAGAGCGACGACGCTGCTGCGGGTCGTATGGCCCGCGCATCTTCTGCTGAACGAAGCCCTGACTTGTCTTGGCAAGCAACTCTGCGGCGACGTTCATCACGGACTGAAATTCCCTTGAGCCCATGCGCACGGAGGAGATCAACGCATCGACATCGTTGAACGTCGAGCGAGAGATCCCAAACGCGCCGGGGAGGTTGTTGTGCGAGCCTGCTGACGAGGGCCACCTAGGCAACGGGCCTCCCCGACTTGATCAGGCGCATTCCGACTTCCCAATGATGCTTTTCATGGTCTGCGGGATCCGGCATTGAGTTCCATGCGACGACCATGTACCGCTTGCCGTCGTAGAGAAGGTAGTCCTCGCCGTCCTGCGACCACGCTTCGAAGTCCACGGAGCTCCCGGCCCAGGTTGCGGGGAAAATCCCAATGTGGTCATCGGTCTGCACTTCACCGAACATCAGTTCCACCGTCTCCGGGCTCATGCGAGTCGCCCTCGTACTCTGCGCCGGCTGAACGAACCCCTTGATGATTCTGTTGATGATGACCGTTGCCTGCTTGCCCTCCTCATTGCACGGAGGCGGGTTGAGCCCGTTCCAAGGAGGGCCGGCCAGCGCAGCGTTCGGAGTGCCTGTCGGATGGTCGCGATGCCACTTCGGGCTTCGGTAGCCCTCGGGTGACAAGCAGGGGCAATCGATCCCACCCGTCTCCCGATGAAAAGTCACGTCTGCTCCCCGCAGCGCTAGGAGAGCGAGGAACCTATCGCGGTTGCCCGCCATCTACGGGATCTCCGTCATCAAGAGGCGGGACTGGTCGTAATCGATCGCAGAGATGCTGCCGATCCCTGTCGGGTCGATGTCCTCCAAGAGCATGATGTAGACGTTCGTGATCCCGAGCAAGAGAGCGGCTTCGTCGGTGAGGTACTTGATCAGGTCGCGCAGATCCCCCACCTTTGTTTCGCTTTTCATGCTGACGAGGCCGGCAGTGAAGGACTCACTCTGTCCACCTTGCATCACCGTCTGCATCGAGGCTCGGGCCAACGTCAGGAGCGTGAGCCCTTCGAGCTCCTTGATCGTGACAGTCAACGCAGGATCATCCGGGTTTTCAGTGTTGAGGAACGTGGCGATGACGTACTGCGCCGACTGGTAGACCAAAGCCTCGTCCAAGTTCACGTTGCGCTGCATCACCCGCGCGACCACTTTCGAGATAAGTGAGGAAGTTCCCCCTTGCACTGGCGGTGAAAATGGCCCGACGACTCCCCCGGTCGTCTCCCAGGCAATCCTGAACCACCCTGTTGCCGAAGCTGCATCGTCGGTCGTGTAGTAGCTGATCCAGTCGGGTGCCGTGCCGACCGCTGTGGTTCGTTCGATCTGCGCATACACACCGTCCTGTGTCGCAGCTTCATAGATCCGAAGCGCAACGATGTCAGGTTCAGGAGGCGGTACAAAGTCAAGACGTGCTGATGCCATTTTTCACCTGACCTCTGTGATGTGCGGAATGGAGACGGGCTTGATGGACAACTCAGGAACTTCCTCGTGTACCTCGTGCAGACTACCCTCGCTCGGGGCAGAGCCGAACAGCGTTGCCGGTTCCGCGCCTGCTGCGAGCAAGACCGCAGGTGACAATCCACTGCTGATCAGTCCATCGCGGAAACGCTGTATCAGTTCGAGCAAGGTTGCGGTCAGATTGAGAGTCACGTCCATCGCGATCTCGCCGCCGAGTCTCTGGAACGCCAACTCATTGAAAAGCTGAAGATTGACAGCCATCGTCTTGTCGAACTCCCGAAGGATCGCCGCGTCGAGCGGAATCCCTGCTGCCATGTCCCGCCACAGCAACCGCGTCAGCGCCGCTGAGAGCGCCACAGTGCTGCTCAACTGCCTCGGGGCAGTCTTGACCTTCGCCAGCGTAGGAACGAGCACGAGAGACGCGCTGAGAGAGATTGGGAACAATCCGGCCAATTTGAGGAAGGTCATGTTCTGCCCCATCGGCAGAAGGGCCACAAGAAGCAACTGCTTTTCACGCAACAAAGCAGTTGTCAGCGGCAGTCCTGTCGCCATCGTCCGCGAGGGCTCTTTGTTGAGCTCTGCCGCGAGCGCCAGCGTGATCGCAAGCTGACGAGAGGGCTCTTTCGTGATTGCGGAAGCCAATGACAATCCTGCGGCAAGTGGAATGGCTGTCGGCAGTTTCAATCTGATCATGTCTGCCGCCAGAGGCAAGTTCGCAGCCAATGACCGAGGAGCAGTTTTTCTGATTGTCATTGCTGGATTCATCGAGACTGTCAGCGCCATCAGCCGACTGACCTTCTTCGCGAGCGCCGCCGTCTCGATCAGGTTCGCCGCCATTGTGCGCGAGGGCTCCTTCACAAGCGCAGGTGTGACCACGAGCCCACCGTTGAGCGTGAGGTAGTGCTGCACGATGTCTGCCTCGGTGATAATCAGCGGAAGGCCAGCACCAAGTGCGATCAGTCCGGTACGGCGCATGGCCACGTTGCTTGTCAGAGCGAGACTCGCCGCCAACGATCGCGGAGCCGTCTTGGTGAAAAGCATGACAGGTGACGTGCTGAGGCTGGCACTTTCCTGACGGCTGACCTTCTTGGCCAGTGCGTTCGCAAGCGGCAGAGAGGCTGCCTCGGCCACGTACATCTTCCGCACGACCGCGCCCACGTCCGTGAGCCCACCACTGAGGGGGATCAGTCGTTTCCTGATCTGCGCCGGCACGAGAGGAATGCTGGCGCTGAGAGGCACAAGGCTTTTTTTCACTTGGCTCACCTGAGCAGTCAGACTGGCTGCCACATTTTCAGGCACGTAGACTCGCCTCGACACGGCCGGCGTCAACGTCAGCGTCACTGCCTTGGGAAGCGGCTTCATCTGTCGGGCGACGAGAGGAGTCAGCACCAACGTTGCTGCGAGGGTGAGCGGAGTAGTCACGACTCCTGCCGGGACAACTTCCTTGAACATTCCCTTGAGCGCCTGGATCCCCGGAGCAGACGCAACGCTTTGTCTCGTTCTCACAGCCACCCTGGTAAAAGCCGGAATTTCATACGGCTCAGGGAGGTTCGGAGGCAACGTAATCTCGCAATGGCCGGTGCGATCGTTGATTCTCCAAGAGCAGGGGATGACAACCTTCTCAACTTCTGAACCGGGAGCACCGATACCAATGACAATCTCCATCTCGTAAGTTGTGTTCACGAGATAGGTTGCACTTGCCACCTGGGGATAGAAGTCAACTCGCTCAAGCGCCAACCCGAATGGGTGGCTGCCTACGAGCTCTACCCAGGCGGTATTCGCCCACGCGCTTGCACCTGCTGCCACGGTCGCGAAGCCGCTTTGGCCACCAGGCAAAGAGATGTGCCTCTCCTCAGTGATGTCAGCAAGAGTGCCAAGGTTGAAGTTGTCAACCGTTGAAAATGTTGCACCACTAAGAGGATCGCAGGATGCTGCGATCACGCCGTATGCAGTCGCGTACCTGTAGTCATCGTCGCGCCAGCGCACACGCTCAACGCCATTGACGTACATGATCACGTAATCGCCATAAATCTCTAGCTCGACAAAGGCAGTCGCGGTTGCACCGAGTGAAAACTCGCCAAGGTTCCCAAAAGTCGATGATCCAGTCAGCTTGCGCAGACAGGCGAAGTAGGCCGCACCCGTGGTTCCGTTGTCGCGAATTGTGACTCCGTACCCGTCAGAGACACTGCCGCTCGACCCCAGAATGAAAATGCCAACCTGATCAGTGCTTGCAGTGTTGGCACCCGCGTATCCTGTCAAGTCAGCGCCGATTTTCACTCGTTTTGTCATGTCCAAAGATTCAGGTGTCCAAGCTGCATACCCTTGCGTTCCTGCAACTGCTACAGCCCTGGCCTTGTCGGCGTTCTTGATCATCGAGTTGTCAGACGCAACGAAGATCCCGATGTCCAAGAAAACGTACTGACCTGTTCCAGTGCCATCACCAACACCGTCCCAATTGCCACCCTCGGACAGAGGAGTCTCCGCACCTGTGAACGCGCTTTTCAGTCCGTAGGCACTCATGTGATCTGATACTTGAACTTGATGCCCTGCCACACGGTTGCCACAGCCATCGAGGACAACATGCGGAAGGCAAGTCGGGGGTTGCCGGTGACAGTGAAGGGCTCGGGAAGATCGAAGCTGAGTACAGGATGGTGTCCAACTGCGGAGTCCACGCGCACGCTGAACGGATACTGAATTTTCATCACTTCTGACGCCGCTGCGCCGGTCGCAATCTGCATCTCGACCTGAAGGGTCGTGTCCACCGTGATCGTCGGCGTGTTGTGGTACTGGCAGGTAAAGCCCGTGATGTAGTAGGGATCTCCGATGCCACCTGACGCGACAATCTGCGTCCAAGTGCTCGCCGCGTTCCAAGCGGTCGCGTTCATCGTGTACGTCAGACCCGCCGCCGCCGCCGGGGTACAGAGGTAGCGGCGGGTCGTCGTCGTCCCTACAAGCCAGGGATACTTTTCAGAGAGCGACAGCATCTCCTCGATATGATCGAGTGAGTCACGCGGCTTGCCGGTGATCGGATCCAGGATGATGCCGTCCTCGATTTTCATGCGATCCGCTCGACCTCCATGATGCCGGGCAGCGCAAGCAGAATTTCATCGAAGTCAGCCTGCGACACATTGGACAGGATCGCGTCGAAGGGGCAACCTGCGACGGTGTACGTCCCGCCGTCATCGGTATAGACCGACAGGGGACATGCTCCTGCCAATGCAATGAAGTCGTTCACGTTCTTGGGTGTCACTTGCGCCAAGGTTCCTCCTAGGGTGTGATGCTGGTTACTTCTTCGAGATCAGGAAGCATTGCCTTTGCTCTATCGAGTTGCGCCTGCGTTACTCCGGTTCGCACCATGTCGAGCGGAAGAAAAGCTATCGTGTAGGTAGCTCCCGTCTTGGCATACACCTGCACCGGGCACATTGTTGCCAGTTTCAACGCCTGATCGAAGTCCTTGGGCACGAACGTCGCTATTTTTCATCCCACCCTTCGACGCCGAGGGTCGGGCAGCCTGATTGCACTACCCGACCCTGTTTTCATCAGCCCAGGAGCTCATGGTCTAGCTCGGGTCGATGGTGAACGTGTATTCGATTCGGTCGCCAATCGCCATCGGGGTCGATGCATGGTCGCCCTTGACAATCAACGTCCCCGCCGTCGCCGCCGTCCACAAGCCGGCGTTCGTCTTGTTGTTCGCGTTCGGGCTCGTGAGCGTGGCAATGGCCTGATACTTCGCCGTGGCTCCCGTGCCGGTCTTGCTCGTCGTTGAAAGCTGACGGAGAGTCGTGTTCGCCTGATCCGTGTTCACAGGGGTGAAAAGATCGGTGTCGGCCTTCGCAGCCGTTCCCGCCCCCTCACCCCAACCGCAATACTCGGGCTTGGTCTGCACTGTCTCGTTCAGCTTGTCAACCACGAACTCCTCACCTGCGTTTGTCACGACGACGGCCAAGTGGATCAGCCGCCGCCAGAGCTCACGCAGGCTCGGGAAGGCCCGTGGCAGATCGAGTGCGTGATCCATCACTCACCCTCCCCTGGTTCGATTGCATCGGCCTGTTCCGCGTAGACCGCCAGCATCGCCTCGGGAAGATCTCCGGCCTCGACCAACTCCTCGGGGGAGCGATTGTCAGCCGGCACGTAGATCTCGCCCGGTTCGTGATGCTGCATGATCTTTGCGGGTGCGTCCTTCCGCTTGTCGTCCCTTGCGTAGCGATTGAGGCATGAAAAATCGTGGAGCGAGAGAATCCGACCGCGACCTGAGCGAGTGCCGAGGTACACGTCCGGGGCTTCCGCCTCGGGATTTTCCACTTCCTCGAAGTTGTCACCTTCGGCCTGTGCGACCGTTGTGACGAGTACCTGCCGCTGCGCCTTGACGACGACAGAGAGGAAGGGCTTCAGGACGTTCAACGGCTTCTCGCAACCATCGCACTGAACGATGGTGTTGGGAAGGCCGCTATTTTCATCAGCCATCCTGTGCCTCCTCGGGGTCGATTCCGGCGAATACGGCGTCGGCTGCTTCCTTCCCCCACCCTGCTTCGATTTCTGCGTAGGTGAGCTCGGCAGCGATCTCACTGCCCTCGACGTGCTCGCGTGTTCCCTCCAAGCCGATAGGCGAATTGGGGCCGTGGATTTTCACGGCTCCTAGTTTCACTTTCACCTTCGCCCGAGAGGGCTCTGCTTTCTTGAGATGCGACATTCACGTCTCCTTGATGAAAACATCAGGGTGGCCCGCGCCGCCACCCATCAGTTTTTCATCTGTTAGGTCGGCAGCGTGATCTTCTCGACGCTCCCGGCGATGTCTGCGTACAGACCGCGCCGAGCCCGACCAACCTGCTGACCTTCGACCAACCGAGAGATGTCGGCAGGGCCGATGTCGATGCGGAGATCGTGATGCAGCATCTCCTTCATCTTCTGCTTCGGGAAGATCATGAACGCGGTTCCCGGCGTCACACCCGGATAGGTGAAAACGTCCGAGCCGCGCTGCAACGTCTCGCCGTCGTAGTAGATGATGGTGTCGATGGGGATGGTCGGCAGCGAGTTGCCCTGCACGTCCCGCACTGGGGTCAGAAGCGCTTCCTCGATCTGGAAGCGATCCGACTCGGACGCGAGCAGCACGGAGCCCCTGCGCTGCGGAGCAGCCATCACCGTCTCCTTGTACGCCGCCTGGAACGTCAGGTGCGTGTCCTCCTGAAGCGTTGCTCCGGTGGTCACGGCGGCTGACGAGTTCCCTGCGCCGTAGGTGAAGCCGATGATCGGAGACAGGTGGAGATGGTTGATCAGAGCGTTGTACGCACGCCCGAAGGCGCGGTTGTGAAGCGTGATGCTCCACGTCTGATCGAACTCCACCATGTCCTCCGTCCACTCGAATCCAGCCGCGTAGGTCTGGATCTTCCCGAGCGACGGAGCTCCCTTGCGGAGCGTTCCGAACTGAACCTCGCCTCCCTCGAACTTTTCGAGGAAAACGACATCGGCCTGCAACGTGTTTTCATCGATCTGAAACACGCCGCCGGGGAACGGGCCATCGACCCGCTCGTAGATCGGCCCGTAGAGAAGCGGAATTTCAGCGAGCCCGAAGGCCACGTCCACCCGCACCTTTTCGAGCAGATCCATCGAGCCCTGGGACGTGTTGATCATCTCTGCGATGTTCACCGCGTCCTCTGAGCCCCATTCGATGTTCTGGATCCCGCCGTTCTCCACGTCCACCATCTCGCAGATCATCTCCGAGATCAGGAGCTCGCGGCGAAGATCACCCTCGTTGATCGCTGTCCGCCACGCTTTCAGCGCGGAGGACTTGTCGAGGGTCTGCCAGTAAGGCTGCATCTAGTTTTTCACTCCCTTCACTTCAGTTAGAGGCTTAGACCTCGGGGATCTGGCCCGTCAGGCGAACCTGCGCGTAGCCAGCGGCATTTTTCACTGCGACGACCTTGCAGACTCCGGTTTCGAGCGCACCGCCAGCGATCAAGTCGGTGTCGCCCTTCTTGAAGCCTGCGCCGGCAGACCACTTCAGGTTCGTCCCCACGGCGGGGTTCAGTGCTGCGGGCAGCTTGACCGACCACACGGCATTCGTATCGACTTCGAGAGCCATCCCGAGATCGGTCTGAACGCCGTCCTTCTTGCCGATTGCAAACCCGGTGAACCCGGAGATCCGGTACATGTCGCCATCGTTGATGACGGTTGCGCCGGGTGCCTGCACATCGATGGCCTTGCCATCGCTGATCTTGTTACCCATTTAGCTTTTCACTCCTTTCGGGTGTTCACCGGGCTTACGAGCCCGCGTTGAGTTCCTGGTACCGCTTGTCATACGCGGCCTGGGACGTGGTGAACGTCGCGCCGGATGCGTCGAAGCGGCTTTTCACCGCTGAGAGTGACTCGGCGTTGTCGGCGTCCTCGAACTCGGAGATCCATTCCTTCGCGCCCATCTCCTTGTCCGCTTCGAGCGCCTTCTCGTGATCCTCGACGCGCGCCTGAACATCTGCGTTCGAGCCGCCCTTCGACAGACCGTACTTCTCGGCCTGATTGCGCCAGTCCTCGCCCTCCCACTCCTCGCGAGGCTTTGCGTCTGCCTCGGTCGCAGTGAGGGTGTCGGGCTGACCCGGAGTCCGATCCGCTACGGCCGCGCCGTAGTCGTCGGAGATGTCCCCAGAGAGCGGGTGCGTCTCGACCGGAACGAGCCGGCCCTGGTTCGTCGCCGGATCCGGGCTCGCGTAGGCGGGCGGGCCGACAACGACAGGCTGAAGTTCCTCAGCCATGTGCTGATCCTCCTGTCGAAGTGAGGGGTTGACGAGAGCAGAAGGCGGCGTGTCACCGACGACTGCGCGTGCGACTTCCAGATTGTCTTTCGTGGTTGCCATGAAAAGCTGCTCCTTTCCCGTTACAGCTTGACGGTCTGCTTGCGAACCATGCCGGACGAGCCGATCTTGTCCCGCTGCCCGTCGCCAGTCCGATGTCGCGTGAGAGGGGCAGGTGCCTGCTCCATCTCGGTGACAACCGACTTGGCGTCGTCATCGGTCGTGAGGAATTCATCGACGTACTTGCCGATTTCCTCGTCCGACTTTCCCGCCATCTCGGTCACGGGGATCAGACGCATGAGCGTGCTCTGCGCCGAGTCCGACTTGACCTTGCCCTTCAGGTAGGCCGCGATCTTCTCGCGAAGTTCGCCCTTGCCGACGTTCTCGACCGTCTCGACTGCTTTGGTCACAGCCTCCACGATGTCGTCCTTTTCATCGATCTTCAGCAACGTGCGCAGCTTGCTGAAAAGCGACTCGGCCTCGTCGGCCTTCTTCGCCTTCTCGGTCATCTCCTGAACCTGCGACTCGTAGTCCTTCTCGACCTCGTTCTTGACCAGGGTGAAAAGCGACGGGTTCGCTGCCCGAAGCTGATCGACCGTGACTTTGCTCAGATCGTCCACTTCGTTGTCACTCCCTTCCATTTCCGTTGCGATTCCGACGACTCGCGCGTTCATGCCTTCGGCACCTGGGCGAGCCCAATCGATGCTTTCGAGCGCGAACTTCTCGATCATGCGCACACCCCCGACGACCTTGCCGGACGCCTTGCCTGCCCACGAAGTCACCTTCGCGAGCGAGCGATGCCTCCGAGCTCGACCACCAGGAATGTTGTAGCCCTTGACGTACAGGACTTGTTTGCCACCTTCCCTTTTCACCGTGGCACCGAGCCACAGCGTTTCCGGGTCAGGGAACACATAGCCACGTTCATCCGGCTTGATGTGCCCCCAATACCCAGGCTTTTCAGACTTGTTCACTTGCTCCGCGATGTCCACGAGCAGGGATTCCGACCAGTTGTTGTTGTTGTTGCTCAGGCCGGCCTCGACCCGCAGAATTGGGAACTGTGGCTTTTCATCACCATAGTCCGCCAGGAGCTCTGCAACGCGGGTCTGATTCAACGTCACGATCTGGCCCGCCTCCGTCGCCATCTCGGAGACTTCGAGGGGGAGTTCCAGTTCGATGTCGGTGAAAATATTGCTCATGATGACCTACCGCTTCTTCAGGTTCGTGTTCTTGCCTCGATCACGAATCCGCGTCTGCCCTGCTCCTGGGCGTGCAGAGCGAGCCTTGGACATCTGCGTAGCCGACGTAGGCCCGGAGAGCCCCGTCACGCCATGAACCTCGGTGTAACGGTCGAACTCGGGCAGTGACGTTCCCTTGGCCGGGTCACGCTTGATCAGACGACGAACGCCGCGCTTTGCGCTGCCCATTGCCCGCGACAGCGGGTAATAGCCGGGACGGCCGACTGCCTTGTGTGCGCCTCCACTGAGGATCCTCATGCGGTCTACCTCCTTCCTCTACGTCGGATTTTCAGATGCAGGCCGGGAGGCGTGGAACCCCTCTTGCGGTTCGAACGTGTCCGACCAACCTTTGTCTTGCCGTAGTCGCCATTGGCGTTGAAAACCCTAAGCGCCATCAGACAGAACCCCTGACCCGGATCTCGCGGCCGTAGGGCACGATGGTGCGCCGACGAGCGATCCGCTGTTTCGCGGCAGGCGAACGAGTCCTCGACTTGGGACTCAGTTTGCCGCTCTTGTTGTTCCAACGCATTTTTCATCTTCTCCTTCTGCGTCTGCGGACGCGATTCCGCCCTACCTTGGCTGCTACCTGCTTCGGATTTTTCATGCCCTTGCGACGATTGCCATACCGACGCCGCTTCACGGACTTTTTCACCCTGATGCTGCGTGGCCGGCCAACTCTCACTCGTTCTTGCCCCCTCCATTGCGACTACTTGTCACCGGAGTGCGAGTGGAGCCATTTCCGTTGCTGCTGCTCCCGCCGCCCGCCGTGATGGCGAGTCTTTGCGTTTTCTGATCGAGCTCTGCGTTCCGCTCGTCCAGGCTCAGGTTGCTTTGTGCCTCCCTGGCCTCGATTGCCGGAGTTTTCATCTTGCGGAACAGCCGGAAGCTGCGCAGAGTGTAGCGGGCCGTGTTGTCGCTGATCAGCTTGCGCTCCAAGAGCACTTCCAGCGACATGACAAGCTGCTGCATAGACTGCGAGAGCGTGACGAGGGTTTCCGTGCGGATCTCCTCCCAGAGAACGTCCACATTCGCGGGAGTTCGTCCACTCATGACCATCATCATTTTCACCATCTGCTGAACGTAAGGCTGGTAGTTGGTTCGCTTGCGCTCGATCTTCTTCTCGAAGGCGATGATCTTCTTGTCAGACGAGCCCGAGACGCCGGACTCCGAACGCATGAACATCTCCTCGGGTGTCTCGGACGAGATCGAGATGCAGTCGATCAGGAACTCCATCATCACCTTCGAGTCACCGAGCACCGACTTGGCCTCGATGAAACTGATCTCGTCGTTCTCACCGATGAAAAACACTTCCCGACCCTTCCACGAGATCGTAGCGCCGGAGATGACCTTCCCATCGGCGTCGAACACGTCCGGGTAGTTGTTTTTCAGGAAGCCTTCCATTTGCGCAACCTTGATCCCCAACTTCGGAGTCGAATGGTACTTGTGCGCTTGAAGTGCCTGACGCATGACCTCATGAAAAGCCTTGATGAACGGGAACGGGCTCTCCAAGTCGCTTTGCCCACCTGAAAGCGCGCTGTCGTACTCGTTCCAGACTTCGAGCATCGGCACGAAGCCAGCCGTATTGTCACGCGCCCATGTGTCCAGCCACCTGTTGTCCGTCTTGTCGTAGTAGGTGTACCGATCGGGGGTGATGATCTCCCAAATTTCGTGTATTTTCACGTTGGGCCTTGCTCCGCGCTGCGGATCCGGCCTGGGCTGCGTCTCGATGTCCGGCCACTCGACGTTGGAGATGACTAGAGCCCGAATGACCCGCTTCGGATTCTTTGGGTCATAGGTGAGCGTCACACGCTCGGGCTCGTACACCTGAAGGACGCAAGCGGTTCGCTCCTCCTCTGTCGTCAGCTTGTCATTGAGGAGAGGCTGCCAGATCCGAACGATCGTTTTGCTGTCGCGCATCGAGTTTCTGAAAATCTCCTGAAGCTGAGGCTTCCAGTGTCGCTCGATCGCGTTGTTTACCTCTGCGTCGAGTTCGTCGTCATCCGAGGAGACAGACGGGATGCCCATGAATTCGACGGCCCTGTCGATGATCGGCTTGCAGAAGCCTGCCCCGAGATTCGTGTCCGAACCATCGTTGCGATATAGCTGCCGCGCCACGTCGTAATTGATCACCGTCTTGTCGTAAGCCGGCTGCGCCGGGAAGAACGCACTGCTGACAACCCTGAAAACCGAACGCAGTGTCCCACCCCAGGTCGGGAGCCCGAAGGCGGGAACGAATTGTTCGGTCAATGTCTGAAAGAATTTCATTCTGTTCCTCTCGCGGACGTGACTAGCTCGTCCAGTTCAGTTGCAAGCGCCGCGATCTTCTGCTGTGTTTCGAGCGGCAGTCCCTCCATGCGCTCGAACAGATCTGCGGCCAACGAATGCTCCTGCTGATCCTTCTTGGTGACAATCGACTCGGACTTGTTCACCTTGGTGACTCCGACACGATCCAGACCCGACTCGATCGCTCGCAGCTTCACTGCGTCGTCCGTGGTCTTGCGTGCGAGCTCAAGCAGCATTTCAGTCAGGTCGATGGAGTGACGCTTCAGGTGCTCGACGGATCCCTCCACGATGTCGCCGGCAACCTTCTCGACCATCGCGATCCACTCGGGGTCATCAGCCCACGCCTTCACAAGCGAGCCTTGGATATTCACCGTGTCGGAGATGTACCGCCACGACCACCCGGTTGCCTTGAGCGTTGCTGAGTAGACCCGAGCGAATTGCAACTCTGCCTTCGTGATGTCATCGAGGTTCGTGACCTTGGCGGATTTTCGCCGGCTCAACACAGAAGCACCCGCCTTGTTGCGGGGTGCGATGAAAACCATTGGATCGTCTAGCTTACGCGGCAACGAGGTTTCCTGCCTTGGCGAAAAGTTCACCAATCTCGGGGGTGATTGAAACGTAGGGAGGCTTGGCCGTGGCTACCTCCGCGAACATCTCTGCGTGGTGCCAGTGATCGGGGTTCCTGTTCTTCTTCCACCGAGCGACGATGCGACCGTTCGCGTCCTCCTCCTCGTCACGCACCTGCTGGCTCAGGTGGTAGTAGTAGCCGTTGTACGGCATCCGAGCCATGAGCTCACCGATCTCACGAGCATCGGGCGGCAGATGAAAACGCCCATCGATGACGCGCCGGATCACGTTGTCGAACGCGGCTGTCCGGTCGATGTTGACCTTGCCAACCTCGCCAGGGCCAGGGTTGTTGAAAAGAGCCGTCTCAGCCTGATTGGGCCGATCCTGCTCGAATCCGATCCACACTCGCTTGTGGTACTTCAGTGCGAGCGTCTTGGCCTCACTCTTTTCAGGGTGAGCGTCGATGACAGCCGTGAAAGAACCGAGCCCGTAGAACCACTCGTCCAACTGCTTCCACATCGACTGGCCCTTCTTGTCCGTGAAAATCTTGAACTGCCACGCTATCGTGTTGCCTGCACGGTCGAGATAGTTGGCCCTGACGTGGAGGACGTTTCCTACGTCCACCCCGATGTAGAGAGGGCCGGGTGGAATCCCGCCGAGCACAAGACCCGCCTTGCGGCACTTGTCCAATAGCTCCGGGGTGATCTGATCACCGAAGGCGACGAAGGGCTCGCCTCGGTTGTTGTTGAACCACGCCCTCAGCTTCCGCGAGTCAGTCTGCCCGAGGAAGTAGTTGTGCATGAACGAGGAGATTGTCTGCGTCGGGCTGTGAAGCTGGTTGATGTGGTAGCCACGCTTCGAGCCGCTTGGATTGTCAGGCTCCCAAGTTCCGAAGGCGTTGGCAAGAGCCCGATCGTCGTCACTGATCTTCTTCTTGCAGTGCGCGCAGTGCAGGTAGCACTCCTCTTTCGTGTCACCGATGTAGATATTTTCATCGACTATGAAGGTCTGCCGGCGCGAGCAGTGAGGACAGGGAACGAACCATCTGTGCTGATCGCTCGCGTGCCATGCATCCTCTGCGTCTACACCGTGTCCCGGCTGCGTCGGCGTCGAGAGCTCGGTGATCCTTTTAACCTTGGATCCGTCGAGTCGAGCCATCGCCTCGGGAATGTTGTCCTCGATCATCTTGTCGCGCTCGTCAAAGACGGCGAAGTCGGCCGGGATCTCGCGCAGTTCCGTCCAGATGTTCGTTCCTCGGATTCGCAGGGCGATGTCGTGGATCGTCTGCTTGTGAAGCCTGTTGTCCACTGACTTGAACAGACTCGCTAGCTCCGGGTTCGAGTTGATGATTGGGTCGATCCTGCCCTGGACGAACGGGATGGCTCCTGTTTTCAGCGGCATCAGATAGAGCCCATGCCAGCGCCGCTTGACAATCCAATGAAAAGTGCGAACGAGGAAGATGGTCGTCAAACCCATCTGAGCCCCCTTGGGCATGACAATCCAATCTGATTCGTCCCTGATGATCGGGATTTGGTACTCCCGGCCTCTCAGGTCGAAATCATGTCCGTCTACTTTCAACTTCAGGAGAGCCGCCCAAGCGTCTGCGTAGACATTCGCCTGAGCTCGCTGAGAGAACGCAGACGGTTGCGACGATGAAATCACAGTTTTTCCTGGGATTTTCGTCGCTTTACGCGCCAACCCCGGCCTCTGACAATTCGCTGCTCATGAATGCGTGTACCAGTGTACGCGAGGCTTACATGACAAACAAAAAGGCCCGGTGGGGAGAGGAGGAACCCACCGGGCCTGTACCCGAAACGCCGCGTCCTCGAAAGGCGGCAGCGAATCGAGGGTATGTCCCCTCGATCAGCTTGTCAAACGATGCCGACGACGAACTTCAGTGTCGTGGTCGCCGTGACGGCGGTAGAGATCGGCCGATCGCTGTACCGCCTTTTCATCCCCGCCTCGCGCAGTGGCTCCGTAATGGATCGAGTCCCGATGACGAACCTCACCAGTCACCCGGAGCTCTCCCATCACCCTGACGATGGCCTTTGCGTGCGGCCTCCAAAGATGCTTCGGCTTGTCAGAGGCTCGCCAGCGGCGCAGTGTGTGATCGTGAATGCCAATCCGCCGAGCAGCTTCCATCACACCGAGGCGATTGATGATGCTTTTCACCCACCCCTGGTAGATCGGACTGTAGGCAACAGAATGGCGGCGTCCGGCCATCTCGTCACAGTCGAGGCAGGTGAGCCGGATGACCTTGTTCTTCCGACCCACCTTTCGGTAGTGATGAAAATTGGACTCCTTCACCCACTCTCCCTCGGGGTGGAGGACTCCCTTGCACAACCGCATCTTCCGACCTCGCTTGACAGCAACGATGGCGTTGGTCGCTTTTGGCCGAGCCGGAATTTCAAGCTGATGGATCCACCTGTGAATCGTGCCGATGCCAACGCCGTAGTGTTTGGCCAATTTCCCCATGCTCAGATTTTCACTGAGATAGAGCCTTTCCATCTCCTCCTTCGGCGGGAGAGGGAGTGGAGTGGTGAATCTGGCCGGCAGTCGATTCGACGGCACTAACCCCGCTTACCCTTCCGCCTAGGCGCTGCCTTCGGAGGCGGCTTCGGCCACGAGATCACAGGTAGCTTTTCAGCCCACGCGTTTGCGATTGCATCGATGGTGTTCTCGAACATGAGCCAAAACCCAGGATGCCACGCCTGCCAGTAGATCTCACCTACATGGTCACGCAGTTCGTTCTGAGTGAGCGAATCGAGATGATCGAAGTGGCAATGCAGAAGTTCATGCACGACGAACTGCCTCTGCCGTTCAGGCCGATACTCCATGAATTCGGCGCAGATGAAAACCTGCACATATCGCTTCCCCCACGGGATCTCGACACGAGCAGCCGCGTTCGTGTCCGGGGTGCCGTCCTTCTCCTCTGGCGGTCGATACATCAGATCGATGTACCAATCGCGGAGCCCCATCTGATCGGCTGCCCACCGAAAATATTCCCCGAGCCGTTTGAACTCAGCGTTGGTAAAGCCGGGATGCTTCTGCCGCGAAGCCACTAGACCGACTTCTTCTTCGTCACTTGTCTCTTGCGAGCCTTGGCCGTAGACACAGGCTTTTCATCAGTGACCTTGACCTTGACAGGCACGACCTCGGCTTTTGCCGACTTCACTGCAACGACAGTCTCCACGTCATGATCGACCGGGATTTTCTCCCGATTCGCCCGACTGAAAGACTCGAAGCTGATCCGACCCTCGCGGATCCCGGTGATGTGCCTCCGGTCGCCTGTGGGCTGGATAATGCGGCCGTCGCTGCGCCTCGGCACCTTGACCGGGCCGAGCTCTGCATAAGCAACCCCACCCCGATCATCACCTAGCACTACTCTCCTCTGTGGCATTAGAACCCCCTTTTTCATCGCGTTCGACAAGTTCCTGCTTCACGTACTGCGTTGCATCGATCAGTTCGTCGTACAGGTCTTGCAAAGGATCCCGGCCATTGAACGGCTGAAGCGCCGTCCCGTACCGTTTGATGCCGAGTTCCTTCCGCGCCAAGATGTCCTCGATCACCCGATCCTGAATCGACTTTTCATCGTTGATGACCGGAAGTGGCTGATCTCCCTCACGGTTGCGCAGAGGGGGGTGGAGCAGATCGTAGGCCCGACGCCGGCAACCCGTCGAGTCAGGGCACATCAAGCCGATACTCGTCTCGTGCGGCTTCCCCGCATAGATCGGTTTGGTGCATAGCACGCACGGGGGCTTTTCAGGACTTGGCATCGAACTTCCTCAGAAACCGCTCGAAGGTGGGATTGCATAGGCAAGTGGGGCTGCGCTTTTCACGGATCAGTCCGATTGCGTCGTCCGCTGTCATTCCCTTGGCAACCATCAACGCCCGCGCCGCCACGAGCGCCGAGCGATTGAGCCCCGCCTGACAATGCACAAGCACGCGTCCTGTCTGCCCTTCGCCCCGGCGAGAGATCACCCACGCGGCCAACTCCTCGATCTGTTCCACGTCGGGCTCGTCAGCCGAGTCGTATAGCTCGACCTCGCGGTACTCGACGCCTTCGGGCACCACATACTTGCCCCAAGGGTAGAGATTGAGGATCGAATCGAAGAACGGCGGGGGCTCCTCCCAATCATTTTCAGCCGCCGCTTCGCTTGACGACTTCGACTGCCAGAGCCACTTGCACTCGATAGGTTCTTTGAACGGGCCAGAGAAGTAGACCTTCATCGGATCGTAGTCGAACTCCTCCATCTCGTTCGGGAATTCAGCCGGCGAGCAGCCCGTCCACAGGAATCGTGTCAACGGAGTGAAAAGCGGAACCTCGAAATAGCCCGCCCCCAGAGCCATTCTCGCGTTACCTTTCATGAGCGGATACGGAATCTCGATGTCACTGATCACTGCATCTTGCGCGTCATCCATTTTTCAGTCTCCTCTCTCCTGCCTCGATCATCTCAAGGCCGTCTCGGGCGAGCGAATCATTTTCGACCGCCTCCATGATTTCATCGTATCGCTGCGCCTTGGGTAGAAGCTCTCGAATGTGATTGTCAAGCCCGACTCGCTGCGCGATCATCAACCGCAAGATAGCCTGCGACCTCCGCATCCATTCGTCCACCTGTGAAGCTCGACGCCAGAACGTCTGGGGATGAAAAGCAAAAATCTTCGTCGGAGTAATCCCATAGCAAGGGACTGATGGGTCAGCCGTGCCAAGAGGCTCGACCGTAGGCAGCGGATCTCCGGGCAGGATAACCCACACCGCTTCTCCTTCGAAAATCCTCTGTCGTCCGCCTTCAGCTTCAGGGTTTTCACCCATTGCGCACTACCCTGTCGTACTTGTAGGCGGTGTAGTCAGCGATGAACCGATCCCAATAGCCAGCATTTTGCATGACTCGACGCATCAGATTAATTTCATCGAGCAACACGGTAGACTGAAAAGTCTCACTCGTCGTCTCCTCCATGCCTGCGTCCTCGGCCATGCGCTCGATCCAAGCAAGAGAAAGAGCCGCGATTTGAACAATCTCTTTCAAGAGCGCCGCGTCGGTTGTGTCGCCATCTGTGACAAGCCCACGACGGGCCAAGAGGTTCTTGCCGACTTCCGCGACTTCTTCGAGGATCCCTAACAGCTTTTCATCTTCGCTGAGCCCTGGATCATCGTAGAGCGTGAACCGAAAGCGCCCTTCGGCTTTCAGATCCTCCTGCCGCTCGCGCTCCTTCAGGATCAGCGAGATTGCGACCGACCGGGTGAGGAGATTAGGAACGGACAAGATCGCCCCACATGTAGACGAGGCCGAGGAACGCAAGCACGAGCCCGACGATCAGGGCAATGGCTCCGTCCTGCGTCGGGTAGCTACCGGGCCTAGATGCGCGGTAGTAGATCATGAAAAGCATGGCAAACAGATACATCTCGATCCAATTTTTCATTTCAGTCTCCTCTCTCGAACGGAACCTCGCATCGCTGGCATGACGCCGGCAATTTCTCCGTCAGCTTGCGAACCACGGTGAACTGACACGCAGGGCAAGTTATTTTCAGCTTCTCGAATCTCTCAACGATGGGGGTGACTGGCTTCGGCACGCAGTTCCTCTCTGAGCTCCATGAGCAACTTGCCCAAATGATTTTCACCGAACAAGTTGCTATTCGGCCCTGGCGGCAGCTTCCACATCGTCACGTCAGCAAGCTCGCTGGTCATCGGCATTTGAGACATCGAGACAGCACCCCAAAATGCATCACCCCAACTGTTGCCCTCGATCAGCAAGCGGTCGCCGGTCGCGAGCAGCTTCTCGTGGAGAGCGAGGACTTCGAACTTCGAGCGAAGCACTGTCCGCATCACAGAGACTTTCACGTCCTCCCAATCCTCACGGAGATCGACTCGCCGGCCATACCGCTTGGCCTGCCCCGGAGTCAACGCAGCGGCGATCATGCGCTTCTGAGATGGGAACCGCGTCTTGGCTGACTGAAAAGCATGTTCAGCCGTCTTGTAGTGAACGCCGTTGTACGTGACCGGATGATCTGCAACGTAGACCTTCCCGTTCCAGGGCCAGAAGTTCGAGAGGAACGCAGCCTCGCCATCGAACTGCGCGATCGGGTGTGAGCCCTTACGCACCCGACTTCACTTTCTCGAACCACACAAGCGCGAGCGCGCCGATCGCACGCCGCAGATTCGCAGACGCGATAATGACAGCCACCGGCCATGCTAGGACTTCCACCCAGGCAATCATCTTTTCATCAATTCTGAGTTCTCAGCCACTTGGGCTCCCTCCTTAGATTGTCAGGCGACGGATCTCCTGGGATCTGTGAGAGATCCGCCGCCTGTGGCTCCAACTTGAGCCGGCCGTTGAACTCCTGAAGCCTAGGAGCACGACGCCGACTCGTGAGAATCAGATCCTAGAGACACGAAGGCCCGCCGTCAAGAGCGGGCCTCGCGTGCTATTGGGGATGAACCGGGGGAAACCGGCGCACCGAAGGGAAGCATACTTCGTCAGACGACGAATTGCAAGATCACATGTTGTTGTGCTGGTGCAGCCCGATGTGATTGTTGTTGCACCACATTGCGTAGGTCGAAGTCTGACCCTGCAACGTGACCGGCGGCTCCCAACGCTGGCTACAGTTGTAGTCGTAGAGATGCACGTTGGTAGGGCCAGTGCTGCCGCACGCCGCTGCGTCTTGCACGAAGCCGGCAGCGCACGAGTCCGCTACTGAGTCACCGGGGCCAACCGCAAGCCCGATGAAAAACGTGAGCGCCAGAAGCGGAACGAGGATTAGTCTTTTCATGCTTTTCCTCCAATGGTAGACGCGTCGAACGATTTCGGCGCTGCGCGAGCCTACTTCTCCTCGTCAACCCCGTCAAGCATGACGAAGTGAACGAGCATTCGAAAGATCGCGTTCTCCATGAAGTTCAGCGCCGCACCCTGACCTCGAACTGACGACGCACCGACACCTTCCACTCGTCCATGTTGCGACTCCGCTCTACTTCGATTGTCAGTCGAGCTCCTGAGTCGGTTTTGACGTGAACGAATGCCGTGTGCTTGTTCGTACCTTGCGCTTCGTGATTCCACTTGACCTCGGTAATTTCACCTTTGACCGACTCCGTGGTTTTCACAAGTACACCGACACGAGCCCGATAGCGACGATGACAAGCAAAATGACCGCGACAAAGAAGCCGATCACCCACCATATGTCATCGTCGTGCCACCCCATGTCGAGCAGCCTGTCTGTTATTTTCATCGCGGCTTCACCACCCTGAAGTTTGTCGGCACCCAGAAGTTCTCGACCGCCTGACCGTGTGGTGTGTATTCGGCCGTGTGATGCATGTCGAAGGCGATGTTGCCGCCCGCAATCACAGCTTCGGCCAGAACGATCGCAGGGCATTGCTCGAACAGTTCGTTTGTATGAAATTCCCCTCCGATGAACTTGGGCCTGATTAGTTCCTCCATGTAACGCACCGGCTTGTCATCGTGGACGCTCATGCCGGCTTCCTGACGCGGAAGAACACTTCGATCTCCTCGGGCCGGTCAAGCACCTGCCAAAGATAGGCCGGGAATTCGAGAGACGCGTGGTACGGAGCTCCGTCCGGCGTCGTGGCAGCATCCGTCGTCCCTCCGAAGATCACCGTGCCCCGTTCGGTATTTTCACCTGTCTTGGGCATGTGCGTTGCCTGCGTCCCCTTGAACGCAAGTCGTTGGGCTGCGTCGAGCAGAGCGCCTAGCTTTCCGTTGAACGAAAACTCGATGTCTGGATTGTCAGTATCCAGTTCCAGCCTCTCCGCGAGAATCCGGCCGGATTCCTGATGACCGTTCATGCGAGAGTCCAGATCAGATAGCCCACCCAAGCGATTGCGATGCCTCGCAGCACCCACGCCTTTTCACTGTGGTTCTTCGGATCGAACATTCCTGCGAACATGAAAACCTCCTCTACCAATGCCTCGTAACGAAAGTGAGTAGCTGATCCTCGTTCACGTCCTCGACGCCGTAGTGGTCGCGCGCTTCCGGGATCGCTACCTTGAAAACCTGTTGAAGTCCCTCGAACGTGAACTCGTACTTCGCCTCGTCCTCTCGCATCGCAGACTGAAAAAGGATCTTGTCGTCCCACATCTTCTGGATCAGATGGTCGGCATCTGCGTAGCCACCAAGGATCTCCTGCGCCTTCGAGATCGTGATGCCGTCCGCCTTGTACGTGACGCGGATCAACTCGCGGATCCGTGACGAGAGCTCGAACTGCTCCTCGATATTCATGACCGGCCGGCTTTCGACAACGCCCGCGCCGCCATCTCGTACCAGCCCTCACTGCGCAACTGGTCGTATACCGCCTCGCCTTCCTCGCGCGATTCCAAGTCATCCATCGCTCGATGAAAACGTCTGAGATGAATGTCTTGTAACTGCCGGTCTGTCGCAGCCTTCTTCGCTGTCTCGACCGCTCGATTGACGCGCCTTATTGCTGCCCTGTCGAGATTGCTCATGCACCCTCCGCTTGCGCCGGAGTCGCGGGTTCCTTGTAGTCGCCTCGCAACGCAGCCTTGGCAACCTCCTCGTACTCAATGACAATCGACTCCGCTCCTAGCTTTTCCTTCCAAGGCGAACCACCAGCGATGTAGCGCAGCGCCGCGATCTGCTTTTCATCCATTGCTGACCCCCGTTTCCTCGTAGACTCTTTTCAGCGCGTCCTCAGAGATGAAGCAGCAGATTGGGCTGCATTCGATCATGACTGCGTTCAACTTGAGCGAGTCTCCCCCCGCCATGCTGATAGCCCGCTCGTCCTCGACAAACGCCTCGAACAGCTTCACCATCGCAGCGGCGGCACACATGGGCCAGTTTGCGCGGTAGGGCTCAAGGTGTTTCGGGCACCATGTCGTCTCGAAGGAAAGCCCGACAGCCGCCGCGCCGCGCCCTTGCTCGGAGTTGGCCCAATCCTGTAGCTCCTTCAGCTTTTCAGGATTGACTTCGAATTCTGCTTCCATCGCTACCTCCCCTCAGAGTTGGCGGTGGAGGCCCGGTGGGAGGTTTCGAACCTCCATGCCGCCGAGTCAGCAAGTGCGTGACCACTACTCGCCGGCCGATGTCACGTCGCCCCTCTGGCCTAACCCTTTCGGCACCGTCCGGGGTAACACCGAGCTCCACCAAAGCGATCAAGGGGAACCCCATCTCGCTCCGCGCGAAAGCTAGCAGCCGCATCAGACGAAAGCAACCTTCGCCGTCGAATGTGCAACCTCCCGCAACGCGACCTTCGCTTCGCGCTTTGTGCCGAAGGGCTCGTCCATGTCCTTCGTGTAGACAGCGATCTCCGCGAACGGGTAGATGTGCCACACGTCCACTTCGTAGATCACGTCCCCGACGCTCTCCCCATCTCGAAGCAATCGGTAGTGACCCGCACGCAGCCGGATCCACCGCTCAGTCGATGGGCCATGCAGCATCGTCTTGTGTCTTTTCAGCGCGACAGCAGCTACCTCCACACTGTCGAAGCGCCGTTTGGAGTGAGCACCGCACGATGGGCAGTGCCAAACGACTCCGAGTCCGTGTTCTGCCACCAGCATTCCTCCTCCTCTCGTTCCTGCACTCTTTCGGCGGGGTCTTGGCCTTTCGGGTAGATCGAGTCTGCTCCCCTTTCCCTTGCCTGTCAAACCCGCCCACAGGCTCCCCGGAAGCGGGAATCCGTCCTCCACCCCCCTTCACCCCGCTTTGGGCCTCTCAGCGCTTCCTGTCCCCGTTTGCTGTGCCTCCGCTTGCGCCCTCGTCCTCCCGAGTGCTTTTTCCTACCCAGAAAAAATCCACCCAGGGTATTCCTCATGAAAATACTCCCTGATCCAGAATCCGAGAAGCGGTGTGTTGATGCGCCCCCCGCACCGATACGTCCAAACACCTTCTCGATGAAAATATCCGGTACTGCCTCGGAAGGTCGCTTGAATCGTACTTGTGATTTTCACTACTTGAGCCCTCAGACAGTGGCATAGGTGAAAATCTAAGCGGGCATCCCTGCATAGGTACATGCCAGTAGAGTGACAATCCAGTGATGCCATGATCAGATTCTTTTTTCATCCTGTCACTGTGCTGAGCGGCCCCGTGCAAGGGGAGAATGAGACTAGGAAAGGAAGGGATTGAATGCCTGTTCTCTATGCAGTGTGGATAGGTGAATAGTCTCCCATTGCCCGCTTTCAGGGACGGGTTTTCATATAGCGCTCAATGTGGCATGGATAGAGGGCTAGCACCCTGCTTGCATTAGCCCATGACAATCCCCCTATGCGCGCACGCACGCACGCGCGCGCGCACGAGCACGACCCTAGGCATAGGGGCTCACAGAGAGGGCTCTCAGGGGGTGCGTATCTATAGCGGGGTAGATCCCTTCTCCCGCCTACGGGCATCCCCGCAGCGGTGCCGCACGAGCCCGGAGAGGGGATCCCCCTAGTGAGGGATGCAGGATGCTCCTCTAGCCGCCGATCTAGGGGGAGATGGTCAGTTGGCAGGATCCCACAGTCCGACCCTTCCCCCGCTTGCGGGGTAGAGGAGGAGCGGACGCGTTGACGCCGAACCTGCATTTGTCCGCTGACTGTGCTAGATTTTCACTTACATCACGAGACGAGAGGAGCAGCATGGGATCCACGCACGCACACCCGATGGTCAGAACGGCCGACGTTGCCTCATTGAACGAGCGCTACGCGCCGTGGTCGATCGAGCTGACTACCCCGCAGAGAGAGGCGCAAGCGCGCAACACTGAGACGGGGGAAGTGATCTACCGTTGCGAGGGATGGTCGCAAGCATCCCGTGGACAGTGCCTAGCGGCCATCCTCGCGCGCACGCTTCGCGATGGCTTGCGTGCGGCGGCAGGCGAGAGGCAGTCATGAGAGGCGCTATCGCGTTCTTCCTGCTTATCGTCCTTGTGACGTTCGCGCTTTTTTCATCCGTCCGCATGACAACGGATGCCGCTTTCGCCTGCACCGCCGAAGTTCTCGCAGGGGATGCCTACGATTCATCCCTTTTCACTCAATGCGTCGATGACTACAAAGAAAGGTTCCTACCGTGACAATCTCGTCATACCGTCTATCAGTCTCCGGGAAGCCGTGCGACTACTGCAACGAAACCGCCGTGGTCGCGTTCGAGGACGAGGCAATCAACTTCATCTACCGGACGTGCTCAGTCCATGAAATGCTTTTCACTGCCGACGAGAGGACGAAGGATCTTGCCGGACGGTTCCTCATGGATACCCGCTTGAACGAGCGCGCCGGCCGCGACTGGCAAGCCGAGATGCGGAGCATGATGCATCTCGTGTCGCCGCATTACGCAGACATCGCGCGGGCATTGCCATGCTGAACTCGGCACAGTTGGCTTCTCTGGCCATCGACACGCTCACGGGTCGAGAGTTGAGCCCGTCCACGGTCGATTTGCTCACGCTCGAAGGGATCCGGGTAGCAGCGTGGTTGGACGAGGAAGAAAAGCTAGGTGTCGTTTCCGAGGTTCTCGCGCGCTATGGCATCTCAGCGGAAGCGCTCAAGCCTCGCACAGTCAATCGAATGACAATCTAGGGGGAAGCATGGCCGATAACGTTCACAAGTCTGAGAATGGTTGGAGACGCTTTCAGACGCGTACAGAGAAGGGGAAGCACAAGCGCCCTGCTCGCGCTTTTCATATCCGGCCGACCTCGAAGGGAAAGCGAGTTCGATGAACTTCCCATTTGCACCCGCTGAAAAGTACGCATGGCCGGGCGGTTATCCAATCGGCTACGTCATGGACGATAGCGAGATGCTATGCGGCGACTGCATGAACGAGCCCTCCAATCCTGTCCATGCCGGAGGAGAGGCAGACGGTTGGCGGCTCGAAGGACTGCAAGTTTTGGAGGATCCGTCCGAGGAGGAGCATTGCGCGCAATGCCTCACGGCTTTTCACGGTAGCTAGGTTGCGGATCCGTCCTCCCTCGCGGGGGACGGGTTCGGAGCACTAGAACCCGCTCCGACGTTCTTTGACAACTGCATACAGCATGAAAAACCGTTATGGATAGCGGCGTGCGCGCTTTCTCTCAGGGAGGAAGCAATGCGAGCTCTACCCGCAGGTACGGAAGGTGCAGGCGACTATCTGAACCAGGAATACCCGCACCCGATCGCTTATACCTACAACGCGTCCGAGAACTGTCCTGCTTGCACCGCTGAAATGTTCGGGGTCGATGAAAATGGCTTTATCCCGGAATCAGCGCGAGACAGTGAAGGGAATCCCGTAGGCGCAATCGCGCCGTGGGATGAAACGGAAAATGGCATTACGTGCGATGACTGCGGCAAGGTGATTCGCGAAAGCGAGCCGCCTAGACCCGATCAGGAATCGGACGCGTTTATTTCCGAGACGCGCGACGGGTTTTCAGTGTCAAGCGAGCAGTTCCACCTAGGGACGTTCGCTGACATCGACGCTGCTAGGGAATTCCTCGTCTCGTGGACTAACGAGCACAACTACTTTCCCGAAATGTGGGAAGTGAACGAGCGAGGCAATACCGAACTGCTCGTGGTCGATCCTGAAAACCCGGCAACGCTCAAGCACGCAGGTACCGGCTATGTCTAGGACGTTCAAAGACTCGCGGATCCGTATGCGAGACGAAAAGCGTTCCGATGGCCGCGTACTGAAACCGCGTGACAGTCGCAGGACAGTCCGTAACGGGCTCAGAGAGGAGTCAAAGTCATGGCGCAATTCATAGGCTACGTGAAGGGCTCACGCGGAGAAGCATCCCGCCTAGGTTCTTCCGCAAGCGGGATCCGCGCGCAAGCACAAGGTTGGAATGTTGGCGTTCTTGTCGATGGCCACGTTTTCGAGGGACAGGACGTTTTCAACCTCTATGCAACGTCCGGGTCTAGCGGATCCGGGTCTAACGAGTTCATCGGCACCGTGAAAATTGTCGATGGCAAACCTACCTTCGTCTAAGTAAACTCAATTGCGCGTATAGCCGCTATCCACAACGGTTTTTCATGCATGTATGTAGAGAGTTCGAGGAGGGCTATGCGTAGACCTGCGAGGACGTTTTAGGGATCATCGCTTGCAGTCCGCTACGGGTTGCGAGGATCCCACAATCGAGAGATTTTCAACAAACCCGGCAACCGCCGGGTATTTTGTCGTTCCCTGTCGGCAGAAGAATGCCGGCCGCAACGTCGATCTGTCTTTGCACGTCTGCATTGCGCTTGAGCTCCGGGATGCATTTCATCCGGGTATCGCTCGCGCATTCCTGAAAAGCGCGTCCAGCTTCGCCGGTGAGATCGTCTGACATCGGCAAACGCGTGAAAATTATCCCAGATTTTCAGAAAGAAAAAGGGCCGGTTTCCCGGCCCTGTTTCTAGCGAACGCTGGCGCTGAATTTAGGCATCTCCTTGCCTTTCTCCTTTCCCGTCCCAACCACGTCCTGAACGCCATCCGGGCCGTAGATGAAATACCAACCGTCCGGTTCGCGGATCCTTTTGCGCCGCATCTCTCCGAGGATCCTGTCCAATCGAGCTAGAGCTCTCTCGTGCGTTGCGTAGAGCCCCGTAAGCGGCTCGAACAGCACCCCGTGCTCCGACCATCCGACAAGATATCGACGGCGCTTAGGCGCGGCGTGGCGCGTCGGCGCGGGCGTCATACCTACCATCCCCCGTAGATGCGCGGGCGTGAGTAACTACTTGCCATGTCGAACCCGGATTCAGTGATGACAGGCGTGACGCGTGCCGGCTTGTGCGGTTGGCTTTTCATGATCCGCTTTCCGTCCGCACTAACGCGGATCCCGTCGTAGAAAGGATGCCCGCCACTTTCGTAGTCGATGCCGGCGCGCAATGTTGAGCCTTTGCACGTCGAACATGGGATCCATTCATAGATCGGCTTGCCGGACGGGTTCACGTCAGACGTACCCTCGTACTCTCCCGTGAAATGAAAATCGAGCCCCGGTGCGTAGTCGCCACGGATGACGATTGCCCTCTCAGGATCCCCTGTCGGCTTCCCTGCCTCGGCATGGCGTAGGCAGTAGCACGGGAGATCGTCACGCGTGAGGTAGACGGCCCACCCCTTGCCGCTTTGATTGCCTACTGAAATTCCACTCACGAATTCGATCCTGTCGCGCGTAGACCTCGTATTCCATCCTCCCGTGTTGAGCTCCGTCCAACGCGGCGTGAGGACTGCCACATATGTGTTGTGGAACCTGAGCCCAATTGCAGTCTCGGGGTACTGCGAATTCGACACTGGCGCACGAGCAAGCGCGGGGTTGAATGAACGTCCACGTTCGAGCACAGTGTTTCGAGCGATTTTCAGACTGTCCTGCGGCCCTCTCCGCTTGCCCTTGCCATCGAGCATGTCACGAGCCTCGCGCCAGTTCATGAATCCCCCTCGGGAACGCCTGCGGCCTCAAGTAGCTCGGCATCGCTCGGGTCGATGTGCTCGGCTAGACCTTGCAATTCGGCCAATTCGCCGTAGCTCATGCGTTCGGCTCGAAGTTCGATTCTTAGCTCCTCTAGGCGTGCCTTAGCAGCGGTGTTGGGCTCTGACTTTTCAGTGCTCTCCCCTTCCGGCGCGAACTCGCCAGTAACGAGGAAACGGTACTCATTTGCCTCACAGTGCTCGGCAATTATCTCGTCTGAGACTTCCAGCGCGGCATAGCCTGCCTGTTCGAGCTCGCGCGAGATGTCTTGCACCTTTTCAGTCATGACATCACAGAGTTCTTTCAGGAGGGCATCGCGCTTGGGAGTCTCGACCCCGCTGTAATCCACGTCCACGTTCATCGTGTTCCAATGCGAGTAGTGAGAACCGAACGAATTGCGCGAGATGTCGGCAGACACGTCCACATTTTCACTGAGCAGAGTGCGGAACCTTTTCACCTGCTTGATTTTGCGAAGGAAAGCGTTCACGTCCACGGATCCGTAGAAAGCCATTCCGTCACCCTGAGAGTAGCCGAGCGACCACTCAATCGTATCGGTTGGGAATCCGTATTCGTCCAAACGCTCACTGAAAAGATCATTCAGTGTTTCGTTTGCATCCTCGTGAAGCCACTGACTGATCTTGTCACGAGCCCGATCCTTTGGAGACATACTCCCGATGTAGGCACGAGGGCTCTCCTCGGACAGTTCCTCGAATTTGAAAATCTGGATTGTTCGGGTTTCGACTGTCACGTTTTCCTCCTCGTCATCGTCGTCATCGCTCATAGTGTCGAACGCGAGAGTTCCACCCGTCGAAGGGTGAACGGCCCAACACTTTGCGAGTTTGGATCCGTGCGGCAAATCCCATACGACCTCACCGCATTCCGGACATTTGAGGGTTTCGCTCATTGCTACCTCCCTATTTGAGTTTTTCATCGGACGTAGTACGTGACGCCCATGAACTCTACGGACGTGTAGTCCTGTTGCAGAGCCGTAGCGGCGGCTTCCCAATCGATGTACGTGGCCGGCCATGCGGCGTTGGGATCGACTGCGCCGATGTCCTCAGCGAGTTCACGCGCGTAGTCCTCGAACCCGTCCTCTGGAATCAGAGTCGCACCGTGCTCCCAATCCTCGATCCCGGCATCGGCCAGTTCGCGGATTGCATCGCGGCGCTCGCGCTCCTCGTCGTCCAGTGGATCGTCGGAATCCGCGCTATCGCGATCATCCAGCGCGTCCAACTCCTCAATCAACTGCCGCGTATCCAGGGTTTCGCTCATGCGCTACCTCCCTCTCGTTTGCTTGACAATGACAATCTACCTGAACGGCCACGGCATGTCAAGGGTGGATTTTCATGCATGGCTACGCGATCCACCTTCGCAGCTAGCGCACCTACTCACGGATCCGGCTCTACGGTTCGAGCGTTGAGCCCTAGAACGGTGACGGCCCGTGCCGGTGAAGGACGGGCCGTCATGTTCCGCTCTCTACTCAGGGAGGTAGTGAGCTATGAAAATCTGCGGGGAGAGCTCACGCCTGTTTACCCTCCCCGCTTTGCGACCGAGCCACTTGACGCTCTGGCACCAGCAAATCGTAGCAGCATTCCGCAGAACGTCAAGATGGAACGTCGCCGGCAATTCCCTGACACGGGCAACCGGGTGAAAATTTGGTCAGGTTTTGATTTCGGTGAGCTCCGACTTCTTCACGTCCTGCGGATAGCCGAACGTGTTGCGGATCTGGACGGTCGAGCCTTTGACTTGCAGCACGGTGACGGGACGGTTCTCGTAGTTCACCCTGTCACCTGCCTTGACCTTGATCGATCTGCTTGGCATTTTCATCTCCTCCTTCTCAATCTCTCTCGGGCTTCGTTGAATGCCCCGTATCGAGCGTCAGGCGCAAGCGGGTCGCGATGAACATGCAGCGACTCTGTGATGACTGCCTGCACGTCGGCGTCCACGTTGACTGTCGGCGTGCGATTCATCAGGCGCGTGAAAAGCCTAGACAAATCGACCAGGGCGTGTAGCACGAGCAGCGTGAGTGCAAGCGCGAGCCAGCCTGCAATCGCGTACTCCGACAGCGTGAAAGTCTGTGCGATCATCAGACGGTAGAGGCCCGGATCTCTCCGGGCCTCCCACCTGTCCGAGTTGCCGACACCTACCGCTTCCGCGCTGCGGCCGTCTTGCGACCGGCTGCCGACTTCGGCGTGGACGCCGCTGCGGGCTTGCGTGCGGGCGTCTGTGCCTTCTTCGGCGTCGGCGCGGGCTTCCGAGCGGTCTGGGCCTTCGGCGCGCTCTTGCGGCCTGTGGTGCCCGTAGAGCTCACCCCGCGTGCCTCGCGCCGCTTGACCGCCTGCGGATCCGTCGAGTGGCCGTAGGCCGCGCGGTTCGAGGAGACAGTGTGCTGCCCCGTCTGAACCACGTAGTCGAACGCCACCCGACCGATGTGCCAGCGGAGCAGTTCGAGCGACTTGGCCTTGTTGTAGCGCTCGCCGCTCCGCTTGTTCCTCGGGTAGAGGGTCTGCGCCGCATCCTTGAGCGCGGTGAAAACCTTCTCCTTGTTCCCGTTGAACTTGCGCAGCGCACGCATGATGTCCTGGCGCGGGCCGTCCGCCTTGCCGATGGTCGTGTCCTTCTTCCAGTCCACGGCCTTGTTGTCGATGGCCGCGCGACCCGGAGCATCGGCGTTGACCTTTGCCGCCTTCGGCGCGGCCTGCTTCTTGGTCGTGGCGGGTGCCTTCTTCGTGGTCGCCGCCGCCTGCTTGCGAGTGCCAGTGGCAGGCCGCTTCGCCTTGCCCGAAGTTTCGGACTTCGCGGCAGGTGCCTGCTTCGCACTCGTGGCCTGCTTGCGCCCGGTGGACGCCGCCGGCTTCTTGACGGTCGTGCTCGCCACCTTGCGACCCGTGGCCTGCTTGCGCCCGGATCCGTTCGAGGAAGCTGCGGGTGCGGCCTTGCGACCCGTCGAGCCCCCGGACTTTTTCAGCGCCGCTTCGAGCTCGGGAACAGTCATCAACTTGTAGCCCTCGATGCCTGCCACCTTCGCCTTTGCGCGGAGCGTGATTGCGTTCTCTGCCATCTTTCTCCTCCTTCGTCGCCGTCTCGGACACTGACAAACTACACGCTGACAATCAGATTGTCAAGTGGCTTGTCACTTGGCTTGTTTGCGACCCTTTTTCACAGCGGTCGTCTTTAGCTTGACATCGCGGAACGTCATTTCGAGCGCCGCCTCTCCCGGCTTCGGATCCACCGCAGTGACCCGCAGCACGACAGGCTCGATGCTCCCCTCGTCCAGCTTGGGCGCGATCATCGCCGCAACCTCTCGACGCAGGTAGCCCAAGTGGATTCCCCTCAGCGCCTTCAGGCTGTAGTTCTGAGCGATGATCACCTTGACCGCGTTTTCATCGTGCTCGTTCGCCGGCTCTCGTTCGAGAAGCACCGGGATCGGCACGTTGCGAGCCAACGTCTCGCGACCATCTGCCTTCCAACGGAATTGCAGACCAACAACCGTGACCGTCGCTGACCATGTGCGCCCGCCGCCTTTTCTCATGACTCTCGCGCGCTCCCCGGCCAGATGACAACCTCAGCGTCCTCACTCAGAGACACCTTGCAGTCGAGGAACGTTGCAAGATCGATGATCTGCATAAGGCGCTCGTGGTTGCATCCCCGGTGAGGGAATTTCACCACCGCGTAATGAGTCGTGATGTCCTTGGGCTTATGCCCGTGCGCATCCCCAAGATGCTGCGTGAATTCGACATGCAGTTGGTTCGCGATGTCGGAGTCGAGGAACGCATTCACCACGTCGATGACGTTGGCCTGAAATTCCGCGCGCTGAACTTCCGTGATGGGCTTCTTGTTTGTAGCCATCACTTGCTCCGTTCCATCAGCCTGAAAAGAGCACTGACGAAAGGCTGAAGTTGTCGAGCAGAATCGCTGCGTGCCACGAGCACGAGCGCTGCCTGCCCGTTTTCATCGTGACCGTAAACGAATCCAAACGGCGCAGTGGCAGTCAGTTCTGACGCCTTCTCGAACATCTCTCGCGCTTCCATCAGAGCCCCGCCTTCCGACGCAACCGAGTAAGCCGGCCGCGATAACCCTTCATTTCATTGCGGATAGCGGGCTCGTCGGACGTGCCTTCCTTCCAGTCGAGTCTCGCATCTTCCAGCTTGTCGATCAGCGACTTGGCAAGATCGTGCAATTCCATGTAGTCGCTGACGGTCGGTTCCTTCGCGGCCATCAGAGCCCGTGCCCCCTCAGCTTCTCGTACAGCTTGACAATCCGCTTGCTCTTGAACCACAAGTCGTGCTTCTCACCCGCGAAGTCGAACGCGTTGAGCACGTCCCGCAGTTCCCGTTCTGTCAACTCGATCTTGTGCTTTCTCATGCTTCCTCCTCTCGATTTTCACCAAGTCTACACCCTGGGTGGGTTTTCGTCAAGCACGCGGACGGCCAGGGCGCATCTCTTTGAAAATCCTCTCGATCTCGACCACCTGCTCGGGCGAGTAGAGCCGGACAGGCAGCTTGCCCACCTGAGCTCGCTTCGCTTCAGGCAAACGGCCCTCTCGTTCGAGGGCGCGGATCCGGCTTGGATCCCTCCCGATTTTCACTGACAGTTCACCGAGCGTGAGATAGTGCGCGAACTTGGGCGGCTTCAGATGCGCCACCTGTGGGGCTCGGCGTGACTTGGCTGCGCTCTTACGAGCCATTCCACCGCTCGAACCTGACCATGATCTCGTCGCAGTCGTCTTGACTGTACGCACCAATCGCATGAAAGTCACGAATGATGAAGTCGAGCCCGTCGATGACAACAACGCGCTTCACGTCCAGCCGAAATCGATCTGGGTTGCGAAGTCTGCCCCACCATGAAATCACGAGCCCATCGCCTCCTTAAGTGCAACCGCCTCGTCCTCATTGCTCGTGCCCTTCGCATAGAAACGAAGGTGCGGCTTTTCAGGCGTCTCGATGTACGCGCCTTTGACTTCCTCTTTCTTGATCCCGCCTTTGCGCACCATGTCGTCCAGCTTCTCTGTGTCGAGAACCTGCTTGGTGATTTTCAGCCACATCGACTTGCCAAGCCTTTCCTTCAGCTTGGATTCGTCCCACCTTCCGCGCGTGCGCCGAATCAACGACCAGTGGCCCTCGTCTGTGATCTGCTTGGCGACATCGTTGCGCGTCATGAACGAAGCCAGCGCAGCTTTCAGTTGGTCGATGTCTCGCTGGATTGTCAGCCAGTCGTACTCCTCCTCCAACAGCGCCTCGATCTCACGGACGCTTTCTTCCAGCGTTGCGAGCACTTCCCATGCGTGTTCGTAGTCGCTTGCGGATTCGATCTGAAACGACCCGTCGTCTTGCTGCACTAGAGACATAGTTGTCCTCCTCGTTCGGTTTCCTGACAATCTTGATTCCCAACTTGCCATAGGTCTGCTTCCGCTCCATCCACTGCCGACGCAATGGGCCGATCCTGTCATCCACCACATCGAAGATCAGAGCGTCGTTCTTTTCATCGTGCTCGCGCAGAGCTCGGCCTACCTGTTGAATGATCCGACCGTCGTGCTTGCCGGGGTAGGTGAGGAACACGCGAGAGAGGATCGGCACGTCGAGCGCTTCGTCCGCTAGCTGCGTTGCAAGGATGCACTTGATCTCGCCGGCACGAAAGTCTTTCAGCATTTTCAGTCGGCGCGGCTTGGGCACCTGCCCGGTCAGCGTCGTCACAAGTTGGATCCATCCCTCGTCAAAATCGAGCGCGAGCCGCAGATGCTCGTGGATCTGCTCTAGGTGCTCGATCCTGCGGGAGAGCACAAGGCATGAGTGACCCTTTTTCATCTGTCGCGCGATCGTCTTTGCAATCAGCGCATTGCGATCGTCATTCTTGATCAGCGCGTCCTGTAGGCGTCCCCAATCGTAGCGTCCACGATAGGTGAACTGGAATCCGCTTTTCAGTGGGATGATCTTGGTCGGCACCTTCAGTTCAAACGCCTGCTTGAAAATCACCGGGCCAATCAGATGACGCATCAACGGATGCATCCCATCGGCACGACTCTCAGTCGCAGTGAACCCGAGCCGATAATGCGCGGGTGTTTCGTTCAGGATTTTCTCCCACGATTCAGCCGGCGCATGATGCGTCTCGTCCACAATCACCATGCCGAACCTGTGCGCAAGACGACGGTAGCGTGTCATCTGCCGAGTGATGGTCTGCACCATCCCCACGGTGATGTCTCCAAGCCGCCACTGCGAGCCCTGGATCGTCCCCACGTCGGCGTCGGGCATGTACCTCTTGATGTACCCGACCCACTGATTGAAAATATCCTCAGTGTGAACCAGCACAAGCGCCGTCGTTTGAGATTCATGAAAAGCTGCGAGCGCCACCGCTGTCTTGCCGAATCCCGGTTGCGCAATAACGAGCCCCTGCTCCTCTTGCATGATCGCTTCGAGCGCCGCCTTCTGACCTGAAAAGCCTTCAGCGTCTAGCTCTAGGTCAAAGCCAAGCGCGTCGAGACGGATCGGCCGGATCCTGTCATCGTGGTAGCGCACATGATCAGGCAGGAGCGCCCACGCACCACGAGGGAGTCTGATTTGACCCCCTCGCTCTACGCGGTACGGCTTGACCTCATTCTGCTCGCCGTCGAGGAATGCCAGCTTCTTGAAAAGCTGACGCAACTCGATCGGCGTGAGCTCGCTCGGGCCAAGCAGAATGTCCGACGAAACTTTCACGTCAGTAGATCGACCACCTTCAAGACAATCTGGATGACAAGCAGAAGGCCCAACCAGTTCGGAACCTCGAAGGTATCGCGAAGCCAATTGATCATCGCTTTACCCCTGCCGGCGTCAGATGCGATGGCGCGAACGCCTTTTCACTTCCGTCCTCGAAGCGAAGCCAAACCCATCGCACGTTGCCGCGTCCCCACATCGTCTCTTTGAAACACTGGCCCACCTTTTCATGCTCCTCGGGATTGGCAGAGCGAACCTTGAATCGACGGAAGATGAAATGTCCTCTATTTCCCATGATTCCTCCTGATGATTTTCACCACTTGGATCTTCGGGCCAAAAACAACAGTGCTGAAACGACCGCGCGAGATCCAGATGGCACACGAGCGCTCCAAACTGAACGAGGGCACGATATCCTCGCGCTTGTTCCCATCCTTGTCGAGCCCTGAGAACTTCGCGCCGGGTGGAACATTGTGTTGCTTGACAATCCACCACTTGTGATCGTGGTGAAATTCGTCACCCTTGCGGACAGCATGAAGCCGGACGGTGCGCTGCCTAACCTCGGACATCGAGCCCTCTCAAAAGGGCAACAGCGTGTTGCCTTGCGTGCGCCAAATTCACAAGCACCGGCCCCCCGGCACACGCCGGCACCACAGGCCAGCCCCACTCAATGTCAGCGGCAGACACTTGAACAGAGACGACAGGGCCACCTACTCCGAACCGACCGAAATACCTGCGCGTCTGGAACCAGTCGTCCGGTTCGAAGAAGCTGCGCGTCGGATCCATCCGGTGAAAACCAGTTCGCAGATCGAGCGCCTTGATCTTCGGGATTTTCAGCATAGCTACCTCCCTCTCTCGACGTTTCGGAGTTGATCCTATACCCAGGGTGGATTTTTGTCAAAGCATCACTACGGAGCCGGACAGGATCTCGTTCTCCATCCAATTCATGATCCCGAGCGCGTCGTAGCGATCGTCGGGCTGCTTGGCCTTCGCACGGCTCTCCTCTGGCCGTGGAACGAGCCCCTTGGAGCTCTCAATCAGATCGGGGTACTCAGGCACCCCGTATGCCTCTATCGCCCACGCCGGCACTCGCCACTTGAAATCCTTGGTGATTTTCACTCCTAGGTCGCGAGCGACGGGCGACTTCCACGCCATGTTGTTGACCTCGAAGATGTTCCGGTAGCCGTAGCGCAGAAGTCCGCCCATGAATGCGCCGTGGATCTGCGACTGCTGCTTTAGCCAACCGCTTTCCATTCGCTTTACCATCCCCAAAGGCCAGGGCTCCTCAACCCCAATGAAAAGCCGATCCAATTCGACCACGCACCCAGGGATCCCTGACATCAGGTCGTGAATAAAATTTTCAGCGCGACTCACTGCGGCCATGCGCTCGAACCAATGAACGTCTCTCGTCCAACGGACGCAATGAAGCGACGGCCCCTTCACCTTGCCAAGCATTTCATCGTGCAAAATCATCGCACCCGAGATGCTTGTCATCGACAAGTCCACGCCGATGACCCCCCAGGCCGGGTTCTTGCGAGCGCCAGTCGCCTTCTTCTTGGACGGGAATTTACGAGCCACCGAGAGTCCTCATGAAATTCGTAGTCGAGAGGACACGTTCTCGAATCTTTTCATCAGCCAAGTCGTAGACTGGCACCTTGTAATGGCGTGCGATTCGAATGCCCTGCCCGGTACCCCCTCCCCCTTTGGCGCGCGGCGTCCAGCACAGAACGAAGCGAGCCGGCGCGTCGAGATCCGCCCCGAGAATGATGTGCGCATTGCGGGCGTGCAAAGACTTGGCCCCTCTGCTCAGATGCGGCCACGCAGGGTGAAAATCAGAGGACAATAGATATGCCTCGGGCGTGGGATGATGCAGAGTTGCTTCCTTGCGATCGTTGTACCCAGGCCAGGGAAGATAGAGCTCGGTGGCGTGCCCTGCACCCCCGTGTTCTGCACCACGCTCGAACGCCGAATCAGCACCGTCAGCCGCGCCCGATCGAAGGTTCCATCCTGCGGCAAGCGTGTAGGCAATGGCCTCCATGCCATCGAGCACGTCCTGTGGCGTCTCTCGCGAGCCAATACCTGCGTAGGTGAAATTCTTTCCGTTGAATTTACGAGCCACAGTAATCCAATCTTTTCATGACAGGTTCGGCATCGGCGCAGGAAACCAATCGGGATGACAGACGTAGTGGATCACCCTGCCGTTGAGACGGCAAACGAGATCACGGTCGGCATTGATCTTGCTCTTGCAGTCCGGGCACGTCCCGTCGAACTTCGCGCGCCACGGCTTGATCAACGCCTTCTTCTGCTTGAGCGTCAAACGTGACATCAGTGATAGGCCGTTGGGTTGTCGCAATTACGATGCTCCACCGCGCTTTTCACAAAGCGGTATTTGTCATGCTTGAGGATGGGATTGCCGCATTTGGCGCACACACGTCTGTCTTGATCGTTCGGCTTATATGGCCGCAAACACGTCGGACAGATGCGCTCCTCAGTCATGCAGCGATCTCCGCAATGCAGCCGGCACACATCGGCGCGTCGAACTCGTGCTCTCCGATCTTGACGTGTGCGTTTTTCATCTCACCGATCAACTCGTTCGCGACCAGTTTGAGCTCGCGGGAACGTTCGAGCCCCTTCAGGTGAACAAGACGATCATCCAGTGCGTCATGTGTTTTCATCAGCGTGTCGTAGAGGAGTTGCCTGAGCTCCGCGTCCGGCACGTCGAAGAAGTCAGCACCCGTGATGGTCTTGCCGGTGAACGCCCACAGTTCTTCGACGTGCGTGTGCAAGTGAGCCTCGCGCGCCGTTGGGTTGAACGGGATGAAAAGTTCACACAGCTTGCAACGAACTGTCGAACCGTGAACGGACTGCGTGGTATCGAGCGTCCACTTTTCGAGCCACTTGAATGCGGGAGCCCACACCGAAGGCGGCGTGGCCACGAGGACAGTTGAGGTTTTCATTCCCTTTCGCATCAGACCATCCTCGCGCAGAAGCAGAAGCCGGCAAGCGCGCCGATGCACCAACCGGCAACTGCGGGCCAGCCGTTGATCAGGTAGGCGAACCCGACCGTAGACGCACAAGTAATGAATGACAATCTCATACGCGCCTCCGCTTCTTCGGCTGTTCCTTGACGATCTCGGCCGCACAGAGAACGCAGTGCGACGGCGGGATCTCGTAGGTGCCGACTCTGATGTCGAACAGGGCAAGATCCTTCAGAATTTCAGTTGCCACGTAGAGGAGATTGAAGTCGAGGTACTGCTGCTCGATCTTGACGGGCACCGTGGATCCGTGCTTGCCGTTGACTCGAACGGTGATGTACCCGCTCGCGCCGACACGGAGACGATTCACGATCCGGTCGAGGAGAGCCTTCGTCTCGTCGTCCTGAAAATCGTATGCCTCCTTTGCGAGCTCGTACCGAACCTCAGTCAGCGCCTTCCACTCCCCTAGCGCCTCCACTACGTTTGCGTCGTTCTGGATGGCGGTCTTACGCGGCATCGAGCATCAGACTTCCTGTGTCGATGAACTCCTGCAAGAGCTCGCGGCTGATCTCGGTAACAGCTACCGAGATGGGATCCTCAAGCGCGATAGTGAAAACTCCTCCTTCGTGCAAAGCGAGCGTCACAGAACGACCCTCACCTAGATCCATTGTCTTTTCAGAGATGATCATTTTTCAGTCTCCTCTCGGCAGGATGCGCATAGCGGTGGCGTTGCGGGCATGTGCATGTAGATCGGGCCGTCGTCCAGGATTTCACGGAGCCCGTGATTGAGCGCCGGCACGTAGGCGTCGAAGTTGATCAGCACGTCGTCTGACTCCTCGTGCAGCGTGCGCTGAAGGGTGAGGTTGACCGTCGCATGGACGAGGAAGCTACCGTCCCACCGGGCCATCGTACTTTTCCATCTCCCCGCTCTGGACTGCTGCGATTGCCTCCTCGCGAATCGCCTCCCACAGTTCCTCGTTCGGAGTGAAAAGCCGGAACCATTCCAAGGGGTGTACCTCCCTGGGCTTCAGCATGTCGAAGCGAGCCTCTGCCGACAGTCCTTCACTCTTGCCCATCGCAGGAAGGAACGCCTTGTTGATGGCTTGTCGCTTCTGCTTTTCACCCTTGGTGCCTCTGATGGTGTAGATCTTCACCCTCCCTGATCGACCCGGCTTTGCCTCGGGCTCGGGCTGACGTTCCTTGCGTTCTTTCGCGGACGCCATCAGCGACCCCCGTTGCTCATGTAATTGTCGAGCGACAGATGGATGACTTCGACGTGTGTGCATCCCTCGCGTCCGTCACAGCCGAAGCACTTGGGACTCGCGGTGCAATCCTTGTTCACGTCTATCTCGTCGCCGGGATCCGCGTTCACGATCGGTTCGAGCATCAGTTACCTCCCCTGTCAGTGACGATTCCAGGGAAGTCTACACCCTAGGTGGATTTATGTCAAACGTAGCCCCCACCACGTTTCCCCTCGTTCTCGCGCCGGCTGATCTCACGGCTAGCGCCCTCAACGATTTTCATGTAGCCGCCAATGACCCCGTTCAAGATCGTCAGCTTCATCTCCTCCAACGCGATCTCGTCCTCGACCTCCTTGATGTCCTTGTCGGTCATCATGGCCGCATCGAGTTCGTACTTCTTGTCACCGGATCCCTGATGGTGCAGCGTGTAGTTCGCGCGCAATAGCTTGCTCGCGCGGCGCAACTCGATCAGGTGGCCCTCGAAGATCGAGGCGTTAGTGATCGCATACCCGAGGCGTACTGAAAATTCGTTGTGAATGTGTCCTACGGCTGCGCTACTCGTCCCCGTCAGGTCGAGCGGCACGCGTCTTTCGTCCGCTGGCAGATCGCTCGGCACGATCAGTTGTAGATCGCGTAGAAACTGCAACTTTTGGCCCCGAGGAGTTGCGATTTTCAGTTCCTTCACGCTCCCGCTGGATGCGTTCGACTTCCTCCCGGCAGCGGTACTTGAATGGGCACTCTTGGTACTGCTTGATCCGCGTGCTCGTGCAGGCGGGCTCGGGGATTTCCTCGGCATCGACGTACCTCCTCAATTTGTGCATCAGTCTTTTCACTTCGCTCTTGTATCTTGGGATCGGAACAAAGTCCTCGTGCAACCCGAGCGGCGAGCCCGACTGCGACGGGCCTCCCTTGTTCTCACCGACGAGCAGACAGCCCTCGATTTTCAGACCAAGGAACGTGCCCATGAACCCCTCAGCGGTCTGCGAGAGTTCGAGAATCAATCCGTAGCCCACAATCTGAACACGGTGCTTCACCTGCGTACCGTATCTCTCTAGCTTCTGAAAATCTGAGACGTTCATGCCCTTGAAGTCCACGACGTACAGCTTGCCGTCGATCTCCACGAGCGCGTCGATCGTGCCAGCGAAGTCGCCGTTCGGGTGATAGACGCGGACTTCGCAACCGAGCAGTATCAGCTTGCCGGCGCGGTGCAGCTTCCAGAGAAGGAACTGCCACTTGTAGTGACGAAAATCCCCGTCCACGAAGTAGCCGTTCGTGCGCGGCATCGCCGGCAACCGCTTCTCCACCTGTGTCTTTGCGAAGTAAGACTGACGCAGACACGAGGAAAGCATCGAAGGTGAAAAGACACCCTTCTCCCGCTCCTTTGCGCGGGCCTTCATGAGCTCGATCATGAACCACTGATCTTCCTCGTCCTCGACGCACTGGTACTGCTCTAGCAGCATTTCGAGCAGCGGCACGAGGACGCCCTTTGCGCGGCGCTCCTCCACGATTCTCTTTTCAAGCGCCGTGCGCGCCACTACAACTTCGCCAGCCGTCCATCGCAGAGCCGGACGAAGCTACCCTCATGCGGCATTTTGGCCTCAGCGTGCTCGCGTGCCTGTTCCCCGCACTCAGAACATTCCCACCCACCATCGACGCGAGTGAACTCCTCAGCGCTTTTGGTCGGCGTGTAGAACGGCACGTCACACCCGCGACAGAAAATCAAGTACCGCTCGGGAATCGCCACGCCATTGCCGCCGAGCGCAGCGATGGCCGGGATCACCTGTGCCTCCTCGGTACCGTAAGCATTCCCGCATCGCGGGCACATGAGAACGTCAGCTTCCACCCTTCTCCTTCAGTGTTTTCACTTCATCGATCAGATCCCCGATCAGCTTCTCGCGGTAGTCGTGATCGTCTTGTCGAATGATGAAAAGCTCAAGCCCACCGAGATCCACGGCCATCCCAGGCAGGAGCCCTGGCGGGGTCAAGATCGCGTCGTTGATCAGCTTTTCATACTCCTCTTTCGAGATGCGGTAGCTGCCCGCGTCGGTCGTCCTCGCTTCCACGAGGAACCCATTTAGCCTGTTGTCACGCTTGTACGGCCAGTGCCGGCCCGAGTTGACTTGCTTCTTGCCACCCGGCTTTGCCGCAATCCTCTGCTCTTGCCTCTCAGATTTTCTTTGCGAGTTTGCGCGTGACCACGGAGTGTCCATCAGGCTGCCTGCGGCTCCTCGACCGGCTTCTTCTCACGATTGATCTTCCGGCGCTTCTGCCACTTGCCAAAGCCCTGCACCCTCACGAGGCAACACGTCCCCACGTCAAGGTGTGCGGTGTAGGAGGAGAAGTCCTTCCCTCTACCGCGCGGCCCGAGATACAGCTTGGCGGCGAGCTCTGCTGGTTTATTGCAGATGTCGCATGTCTGCTCACGAGCCATTTTCATCTCCTCCCATCATCATTGTGTTGGCATTGATTGCCCAGGCAATTTCATCGGCCATCTCTGGCGTATCGCGGAGCAGGTTGACGAACGCTGTCTCCATGCCCGACCACGCCTGACCGTCTGAGTCCTCGAAGTGGTACACGTTACCGCGCCGATCGATCAGCCCGTCTTGGAGCCCGAGGAACAGGATCTCGCGCTCGCGATCGATGCACTTGCGGTCGAAGTCGAACAGGAACGTCCCCTCCATCTCGGGCCTTGCCGTCTTTTGCTTTTCAGCGCGGACTGCAACCCACTGCCCGACTGGAACTTCCTTCTTCGTCATCTTGCCCTTGACCACGATGTTGCGCTCGGCTTTCTTCCTGTCCAGCTTTTTCAGTTCGAGCCGCACCGACGCATAGAACTTGAGCGCCCGACCTCCCGGCGTCGTCGTGCCGCCGTAACCGGACACCTTGTCGATGGTCTGATTCGTCCAGATGAAAAGCGTGTCCTGATTCACCGTCGTCACCCGCCGAAGCAGACGCGACATCATCCGAGCTCGGGATGCCGTTCTGTCCTCACCCTCGGTCGGCTGCTTTTTCAGTTCCTCTCCCGGCAGGAGAGATGCAACCGAGTCGATAGTGACGATGCTGACCTTGGGCAGACCCTCACCGCCGCGAGCGAACAGCATCAGCACTTCGATCAGGTGCTCTGCTGCGTGTTGCCCTTCATCCGGTCGCATCATTAGTAGATTTTCAGGATCGCCTCCTTGCTGACGGAACCAATCTGCCTCGAACACCTTCTCGGGATCCGCGAGTGCGCACAACTCTCCCCGTTGCTGCGCGAGAGCCATCGTTCGATAGGCGATGGTGGACTTCCCTGCGGCGTAGTCGCCAGAGAGCTCGACGTGCCGGCCACGCGGAAGCCCACCACCTGTGATCCTGTCGATTGTCAGGCTGCCAGTCGTGATCTTCTCGACCTTGAACCGTGAGTCGGACGCGAGCCCGATCACGTCCGCACTCAACGCGGTGTTGACCGCATCGCGGATCTGTGCTGCTGCTGAGGGCGGTCGTCTTTTCATCTGTTGATTCTCTGCTTCTCAGCCTTTAGATACCGAAGCCGCCGCGTCTTGTTCTTGCGAATCGGTTTGTTCGATTTCTTGTCCCGACGTTTCATTACCACCTTCGTCTTACGCGGGGTGGTGCTGATTTTCTTCCTCGGGCCACCCTTCTGCCTTTCAGCCACCTGCGCCTGTAGACGCTTCAGCGCTTGCTCGGCGTCATGGTCGCGCTGCTGACGGGCTCGCAGCGAGTCCATGCTGAAGTGGTCGGCCAGCCGACTGAGCGGCCCTCTACGCCCCTGAGAGCGCTCCACCTAGGAATCAGTCCTAGGATCCGTTTCGTCGCCCGCAGCGGCTTCCTGCGCGAGTCGTTCGGCCTCTGCTGCTTCCGCCGCCTCACGAGCGGGCCGCTCTGCTTCTGCTGCCTCGCCGGCCGCGTCGGCTTCTGCAAGCTGAGGGTCAAGTAGCTCGCGCTCCGCAACGCCTTCCTCGTCCGGGCCTTCCACGCTGCGCTCGCCCGGAGCGACAGGCTCCACGGTCTGAATGTCCGCGTACTCCTCGGGCTGCTGAGGATTGACAAGCAGACCGCCCTCGTAGTTCGGCTCCGCGACGGCGTACTTGTTCGGCGTCAGGATCAGCTTCATCGCGAGACGGTTTTCATCCGTCCCGAACCACAGCGTCGTGCCGTGCGCCGAGAGATCCTGCCGCTGAAGCGCCTTGCCGACGACGTGCTCCTCCAAGGGCCGCTCTGCGAGCGAATCCGTGACCACGAAGCGAACGCCACCTTCAAGAAGGAGCGCCCACCCGAGCTCGTGATCCTCGATCGCTTCGATCTTGCGACCCATGTAGTGATCGATCTGTGGAAATGGTGCCATTTTCACCCTCCTGTTGTTTTGGTTCGCGCTTGTCGCTTCTTCTTGCTGAGGAGGCAGAAGCCCCTTGTCATGCGCTCGTCCTCATTTGGGCTCCACACCTGCGGATTGTCACGGTTAGCACCTGTGACCTCGTAGAAGCGGAACCCCATCGGGCCGTCTGTGTCGAACGGCTTCTTGATCGAGCCGTCGAAGCAGATGACTGCGCCCTTGTGCCTCTTGATGATGAAATCGAGGTAGGCGACTTCCTCCTTCCTGTCCTCGTTGACCATGATGTGAAACGGTATGCCATTTTCATCCACCACCAACATGAGCCACGTCTTGACTCGCGCCCAAGAGCTCGCCTTCTTTTTCAGTAGCTCGTCGTCAGGTAGCTCGGGGATCCAGAACAGCTTACTGACGCTCTCTTTGTAGTCCGTGATCTCGACACCCCGGTAGAGCCCCAGGTGATGCGAGCCTCGATCACTCGTCCACCGCCTGACTGCGCCCTTGTCAGGTTCGATGCCCTCCATCGCCTTCGGGCTGTCGCAAAGGAAGCCGAGGATTTTCAACATCTCGCTGTCATCTTCGGTCGCCTCTACACCCAAAGACGAGAGCGCTCCCGCTGCCGCGAGGTTGTTGATCGTCGTGACCTTGACCGAAGTTCCCGGCGTTCGCTCTTTGAGATCGTCAAGCGATGAAAAAGGCTGGCCAACAAGGATAGACTTGAGAGCCGCCGGCCCGACACCATGAATTCGGGCAAGACCGACACGGATCGAGTTTTCATCTGTCCCCTTCGTGAAGCCGGCCGATGACTGATTGATGTCCGGGGGGAGGAACCGGAACCCCTCCGACCTTGCACCCGCCACATACTTGTGCTTTTCAGGGTACACGTCGAGCAAGCTGACGTAGAAGTTCTGCGTGTGATGTTCGAGCAGGTACGCGGCCCTGTCGGCGCGGATCCCGTAGCCCGTCGCGTGGGCTCGGTTGAACCCGTAGCCCTGGAAGGATTCCATGTACGTGTCCCACATCTCCGTCGCCTGCTTGACGGTCATCTTTTCACTAGCGGTTTCGATGAACTTGGGCTTGATCTTTGCGAACGCTTCCTTCGCACCACGACCGATGCCCTTCGCCAGCTTGATCGCGTCCAAGAGCTCCTGCGCGTCGTTGTGGTCGAACCCGATGGCGTAACCAAGATCGAGGATCTGCTCCTGAAAAATCGGCAGACCGAACGACTCACCCAGGACGCTCTCCGCTAGCTCGTGCGGGTAGGTGACATGCTCGTCACCACGACGACGGTTGTTGTAGACCTTGTGGTAGCCGGGACGCGTCAGGCTCGGGCGATAGATGGCAACCGAGGCGATGACACCGTGCTCATTTTCAGGCTCGACTTCCATCCCACCTGTGCGGTTGGTCTTTCCCTGAAGGGTGAAAACACCCTCGGTACGTCCATCGCGGATCCGCTGCATCGTCGCCGGATCATCCAGAGGGATCTCCTTCAGATCAGCGATCGTCATGCCCGACATCTGGGCGCATCTTTTCATCACGGCCAGATATTTCTGGCGAAGAAAATCTCCCTTGGTGAGCCCGAACTTCTCGATGGTCTTGTAGTCGTACTGCGTCACCATCGCTCCGCTCGACGCGATCAGGTAGAGCGGGATCCAGTCCTTGAGCGGACGCTCCTTCGTACCGAAAATCCAGCCGCAGGCGTGCTGACTGACGTTCTTGGGACTGTCGAAGATCCCGCGCGCAACGTCATAGAGCTCAGGGAACTCGTCCTTGAGCACGGAGTAGGCGTCGTCGCCCTCCTCCACGATGCCCGAGTCGATCATCTGCGGCAGTAGGTCTGCAATTTCATCGATGGTTTCCTTTTCGATTCCGTATGCCTCAGCGGCCATGCGGAAGGTCGAACGGTTTGCCATCGTGCCGAGGTTGCAGATCAGCGCGATTTGATCCGGCCCTTCGCGCTCCTCGACGTACTGCTGGACGAATTTCATGAAGTCCGGGTAGCGGTCGGCCTCGATGTCGATGTCGATGTCCGGCATCTTCTTCCGCTCAGGGTTGACGAACCGCTCGAACGTCAGCTTGTATTGGATTGAATCGATGTCGTGAATTTTCAGGCAGTAGCAGAGGATGGACGCATTCGCAGATCCTCTGACCTCGGTGTAGATGCCCTGATCCTCAGCCCACTTGATGAAGTCGGACATCATCAGGAGGTAGTGCTTGAAATTCCCCATCGCGCGGAGCTCGTGCTCGAACCGCTCGACTGCGATGTCGCCACCGTGCTTGATCATCAGTTCATGCAGTCGCTTTTTGCAGCGAGCCCGGATCTCGTGCGTCGTGTCGTCGTAGCCTGAAAATGCGATGGAGTAGCTAAAGTCATCGAGAGGATCGAGCCTGATGTCAACCTCGTCCACGATTTCCAAGATCGTCTTGCACGCGCCGGCCGCAAGAGGAGTCCTGACCTCCAACTCCTCCATCGGCATCATGAAATTCCGCCAGTAGGCATAGTCGCGAACGTATCCCTTGACGTTGTGCTCGTCGCTCTCGTCGCGATGCGTGTCGCCCTTCGACCACCGATTCATCTTCGAGGCGAGCATTGCGATGTGTGCCTTGCGCTGTTCCTTCGACTGGTAGTGCGAGTCGTTGGTCAGGACGATGGGCGTTCCCGACCTGACTGAGATCTCATGCAAGACGATGTTCAGCGCATCCTGCTTGACGCACATCTCCTCGTATGACTGAAAACCTTTGCCGAAGAAGAACTCGTGACTGTGATTTTGGATCTCCACATAGAAGTTCGGGAACACGCTTTTCATTGCGTCCACATATTCAACGCCGGCACTGAGTCCATTGCCGTTGCACTGCGCGAGCGTCATGCAGAGCTCGCCACCCATGCAACCTGAGAGCACGACGTTGTGATGGAGCGGCCACGGGGCGCTCTCGATCATCGCTTCGATGCTCAGACGAGGACGGTGATAGAAATTTTCACGCTGCATCGAGAGGGTCTGCCACGCAACGAGGTTCTGATAGCCCTCCTTCGTGAGCGCGAGCACAGTCAGGTGACGGCTCGACTTCTGCGTGTCCTTGTTGTTGACTCCGAGAATTTCATCAGGCACGACGTAGAACTCGCACCCGAGGATCGGCTTGATCTGCCGCTTGGGATCTCCATTCGGCCACTGCTTCGCGCGGCACATCTGATAGAAGGCCGGCGCTGATCCCATCCAGCCGTGCTCTGTGAGCGCTGCGGCTCCCCACCCGAGTTCGATGGCTCGCGCAACGATGTCCACCGGACTCCCCTGCCCATCGAGCAGAGAGTAACCACTGTGGACATGAAAATCGGGAGCAGTGTATTCCCTGAGTGACTTACGCGCCATACGAGCTCCTCTGAAAAGTAGTTACCCCGCCGCCAGCGTCAGCCAACGGCGGGGTAATCGGTTAGACCGTCGCTGCTTCGGCAGGTGCGTCTGCCGTCTCGTCCGATTCGGCTTCTGTGACCTTCGTGACGATGACCGAGACAAACGAGTCCGAGTCCTCGTTTTTCACATGGCCGGACATCTGCACGTTGAACGGGCCTTCACCATCGAACGCCTCGAACGCGAGATCCTGCGCTACGCCTGCCGCTGCGCGAGCCTGATCATCGACGCCCTCGGCTGGCTCCGGGTACGTCTCTTTGAACTGAGCGCCAACGGCGTCCATGATGTCATGCGGCTCGGCAATCCCGTTCTTGCTTACGCTCCAACTCATTCGTGCCTCTTTCTAGTCGGGGATTTTCATTTGCGATGGATGGGCACTTGCGAAGTCTGCGAACTGACGCTCGACCTCACCCATCTGCTCGAACCACTCGTCAGACGGACGCACCTTTGCGCTCTCGATCTGACGAGCCGAGTTCGTGTATCGAGTGATGACTGGCAACGCCAGCCTGTCTTTCGCACGAAGAATGAAAATGGGCTCGTCCTCGGGGATCCCGAGCTCCTTCTTCAGCTTGCGGTAGTTGGCGTCGTGGACGCTCACTTCTTCTTCCCGCCCGCCGCCTTCTTCGCATCGCGCTCGGCCTTGCGTGCCGCCTTGGCTTCCTCCTCCTCGCGCTTTGCCCGACGCTCTGCGGCTGCCTCTGCCCGCTGCTTGGCCGTAGAGAGGAGAGACTTGCCTGCGCTACTCGTCGTGGCCGGCAGAGCCTCCCTGACGCGCTTGGCGATGCCGAACTTCAGCTTCACGGACGCGGGCTTCGCCGGGTAGACAACTTCCTCGCCAGTCTGCGGCTTGACGCCTTTCCGCTTCGGCTTGGCAAGAACGCCAACCGGAGTGAAAATACCGAGCCCAAGCAGGTTGACCTTGTTCCCGAACTCCACCTGCTCCTCGACTACCGCACGCAACGACGACACGAAGTCATTCGCCTGCTTCGACGTGATCCGAAGATCGTCCTCCATGATGTCGAGCGTGCCTCTGAGAAGCTGTGCCTGTGTCACTGTCTCCATTTTCACCCGCCCTTTCGTTGGGTTTGAATCGGGGGAGGGCCAGTTAGATCAAGGTGATCACCCTGACCTCCACGCGCTAGCGCTTCGACGTGGCCCTCCCCCGAACTGACAATCCTACGCGGCCCCGAACACGAAGTCGGTTCCGTTCACCTTCAGCGAGCGAAGGATCGCCGCGAGCGGAGCACCGCCAGCAAATCCCGTCGTCACGTAGATGCCGTCGATGATCTCCTCACCGTGGGCTGCAACGATCTCCTCCCACGTCTGCGGATCGTACTCGGCACCGCATGGGTCATCACTGTAGCGCAGCTTTTCAGCCGTGGTGACCTCGTAGGTGTGGAACTCGTCCTCTGTCGGCACGACGGTGGCACACTCGGTCGCGTCGAACAGCACGTCGTTGTCACCTACGAGGAAAATCCGCAGGTACGGCGACGAGATCGCACTGTCATCGAGAGACGAGTGCTTGACCGTGTAGGACAACTGCGTGATCTCACTGAGCGTGTGCCCATTGAGTCCGTTGTAAGCGACCGAGCCGCCCCACTGTCCGCCATCGGGGTACGGGCCGAACTGCACGCCGTCGAGCGACGTAGCGACAGTCGCATTCGTTCCTGCGAAGTCACCACTGAGCCGAAGCAGAGTCGGTGCGGGTGCGCCGGCCTCTCCCTGCGGGCCTGCTGGCCCCTGCGGGCCGGTAGCACCTGTATCGCCCTTTTCACCCTTCGGGCCTGCGCCACCCTGAGCACCCTGCGGGCCAGTTGCACCCTGTGCGCCTGACAATCCCTGCACGCCCTGCGGGCCTGCGGCACCGTTCTGTCCAGCCGCGCCCTTCGGGCCGACCTTGTTCCATGACAGCTTGGTGAACCCAGGCTGGCAATTGCGCAGCTTCAGGTCGCCACGCGACTCCTTGCTGATCTTCGCGCTGCTCGACTCGACGCAGGCTGTGATCACGTTCCCGCTGACACCGAGCGGCCGGTTGGCCGACTGCGGAGCGCCTGCGGACGCAATGGTGGCAACAACGATCGCTGCGATCAGTGCTGAGATGATGGTGCTGATCCTCTTGGTCATTTTCATTCTCCCCTCTATCGATTGACCGGGTGGTCTGCGGGCTTGAAGTGGTTTCGAAGCCCGCAGAAGCCACACCGGGGTAGTTCTCTACTTGCGACCGGACGCTTTCTTCGCGCCGGCTGCTGCCTTCTTGCCCTTCGCCTTCGCGGGAAACTTGGACGCGAGCATGTCGCCCTCACCGTCCCTTTCCGCAACGACGACAATCTCCTCGTCCTCCGAGAAGTCATCGAGATCGAGGTTCGACCAGTCGTTCCCGTCCTCGTCCTCTCCTTCACCGAGGAAGTAGAGCTCGAACGTCTTGTCGTCCTCGGTTTTCACCGTGAGCGTGTCGTTCTCCGAGTTGACCGACACGACCGTCACCTTGCCGTCGAAGTCGTCTCCCTCGAACAGTTCGGGTTCGTCACCTTCGTCACCGGGCTCGGGCTCCTCGGCAGGCTCCTCTGCATTCGTGACCACGCTGGCGATGAAATCGCCATCCTCGTCCTTCGCAGCCTCGATATACAGCGTGTCGTCCTTGTTGTAGTCCTCGATGTCGAAGTCGCCGCCTTCGATCAGGTACACGTCGAACGACACGTCCCCTGTCTCGACGGTGAGGATCAGCTTGGACTTGTTCAGCTTTTTCACCGTGACTTCCCCGGCGAACTCCTTGGCCTCCTCCGGGTCGAAGTCCTCACCCGTCTCGGGCTCCGGCTCCTCTGCGGGCTTGCCCTTCTTCGCCTTGGACGTGGACGACTGCTTCGCCGTGGCCTTCTCCTCGGCCTTGTCCTCGTCGGCCTCCATCGCCTCGGCCGTGTCGAGATCTTCCATCACGCGAGCGGCCTGCTTGGTCGCAAGCTGTTCGAGATCCGGTGCGTCCTTCAACGCGGCCTTGACCTGCGGAGCCTTCAGCTTTTCAGGCTTGGGACGCACCGCATACTTCCCATTCCCTTCGAGCCGCTTGATGCGGAACGCGCGACTGAGGATCGTCTCGTCGTCCGCATGAAGATCTGCGAACTCCTGGATCACCGACCAGTTCATCGTGAAAACCTTCACGATCGCGTCGTCGGCATCCATTTCCTTGTTGTCGTTCGGCACCAGCCAGAGAGTCTTTGCCCGCGTGGAAGGATTGTCACCCTCCGCGCAGAGAGGGCAGTCGTCTCCGATGCACGGGAAGTACCCCGTGGCTGGCGTGTAGTGCTCGAAGTATTCGAAATAGCCGGGGTTGTCATCGAGCTCGGGGTCGGGCTTGAAAAGCGCGAACCCAACGAACTGATCGTTCGTCTGTTTCAGCGTGATGAACTGACCACGACCGGCGTTTCGATCTTCGACGCTACGAACGCGTCTGACTGTGGGCTGTGCCATGCGTCACCTTCCTTCTCGCTTGACGTTTCGGGAGCCTTCGTTTGAATCTGACCAACGACAGTGCATTTTCAATGGAGTATTCCGCCTCCTCTTGGGTCAATTCTTGAGGATCGGATTTTCCTTTGGGATACAAGCAGACGAACAGCGGTAGCTTTGGAAGCATCGCCTCTGCCTTCCAGATGTTCTGGACGCCCGCCGCGTCCTTGTCGAACATAAGGAAAATCCGCTTGGGTCTAGTTCTATTGATCACTCCTCTCTGCTTTTCACTGAGCCCTGTTCCCAGGATCCCTCCTGCCGGAAAACCGAAGGAATCGATCCTCGCCGTGTCTAGGCTCCCCTCCACGAGCACGAGCCCAAAAGATGATACGCGCTTCAGGTCGAATCTGCAAGCACCGTAGAGAATATCTGTCTTTCCCCACCCACAGAGGGCTTTTTCGGGCCAGTAGAGGTACTTGGGGAAGTCCTTCGGGCTCACTGCCCGCTTGATCAAGAACCGGACGATCCCCCTGTCATCGTGGGCCGGAATGACAATCCGTCTCTCGGCAGGATCCCATCCGATCTCCCACTTCACGATCTCGTCGGCCCCGACCCCTCGGGCAGAAAGGTAATTCATGCCGGCTTGCGGTATGTACCGCTCATAGTCGAGCGAGGGTGCTGGAATTTCATCCTGCAACCTCTTGACTTGTCCGTCCGGCGTGCGTCCTTTTCGCTTTGACCTCGGGCCGAGGCCGACGCGAGCGTGTTTCAGGAGCTCCTTACGGGCCTCTCGTTCTGAGCATCCTGTGATGATCGAGATGGCCCGCTCGTATGTCCCTGAAATTCCGCATGATGCAAAGCAGTGAACAAGCGGCTTGTCCAGGTTGACCTGAAAATGTCGCTTGTCTGTGTTGTGCTCTGGGTTGGGGCAGATGACCAGCGGTGAGAAGCCACCACCATCCCCGGTGAAATTCGGAGGAAAGTCGCACCACTGCTCCCACAGCGCGACAGCATTGAGATCCCGCCCTCGGTAGATCATCGTCCGCTACCGTGATTGTCATTCGGTCGGTCAATGTATTGGCACGGCCAAATATTGCTGTGGCACGCGCACCGACGAGCCCAACGCCAAGGCATCAGAACTCCTCGGATCTTTTCACTGACCGTCACGAGTCTGAATCACCGGGCTGACCTGTCGTCAGCATCGAGATGGCGAACTTGTCACCTTTGGCGGCACGCTCCTCCAACTCCTGACGATAGGCCCGTGCCGTCCCAACGACCGTGGTTTCATTGTGAGACACGTCAGGCACGGCCAGAAGCGCCGACATGTGCTCGTCAGCAAGCGCGCTGAGACTCGGCCCTACCCCTGCGTAGGCAGCACCGTTGGCGTTCCCGTTCGTCGCCGGCATGGTCGCCCGTCGAATCTCCATCAGCTTTTCACCGATTGCCTGGGGATCCCTGCGGTCTGCACGAATGCTCGGGTCAGTGGGCTCGTGATGCGGCTTCGGGCCGATGTCGATTTCACCGGACGCGACCTTTGCACGATGTTCCGCTGCCAGCCGCTTGCGCTCCTCGTCGGAGATCTTGCTGACAATTTCATCCACGCAGTCTCGCCTCCTTGGTGACAACCTCGATCACTTGATCGGGCGTCAATCGAATCAACGCATGACGCACCATCGTCTGAAGCGACTTTTCAGCCTCAGCGTGAATGTGCTTTTCGATCTCCTCACGAGTTGGCTCGGGAATTCCATCTTCGAGCTCGCTCACGAGTGCTGCCGCCGCCCATCAGCGTCCAGAGGCTCTGTGTCACCGCGACCAAGCGTGACGGTGGTTTCGAGCGTGCCGCCCCGCGACTTCGACTCGATGTTGGTGCCGTCGTTCTTCTCGGACTTCGAGAGGATTTTCACTCCCTTGGCCACTCGCTGCTGTGGATCCGAGAACTGCGAGTGCGGAATCTTTTCATCCCGCGTTTGCGGCGGCTTCGACTTCAGCGGCTTGTTGCGCTCGTGCGCCGACACGCTGATCTTTTCATCAGTCATCTGCTTCGACCTCCTGGGTCGCTCGTGTTGCATTGCCGACGATCTCCCGCAACTCGTCCTCGTCGGGATCGTCACTGCCGTTGTAGTAGCTGCCTTCAGGTTGCGTGAGCTCTCGCAGCACTCCGGTGTTGGGATAGAACTGCGACTCGAAACGAAAATCCGCACCGAAGCGCGACTTCGAGCAACGACACAGCAACAGGTTCTCGTCGCTCTTGTTTTTCACTCCGATGACATGATCTGCTTCCTGCACCGGCACGTCCGAGTTGAACGAGGAGTCCTTGTGCGGTGCGTCGTCCTTGCCCGTCGCCTGCCGGTGGGCTTGGTTTGTCACCACGACCGGGATGCTGAACGCCTCGGCAAGATCCTGGATCGAGTCCGAGATCTCCGACAGTTCCTCGACTCGGCTCTGACGCGGCCGGACAGCGGACAGCTTGTAGATCGGATCAATGATCACGAGATCGGGCCTCACGTCCTCGATCTTCGCCTCGATGAACGCAGGTGACATCTTCCGCCGTCGATGCGTGTTTGTCATCAGGATGATCTCGCCGTAGTTCTCCTCCAAGTGCTTCATGAATCGGGAATAGCTTTTCATGTTGTAGCCCATCCCGTTCATCAATGCCCTGTTGCGGAACGAATGCTTCAGCCCGAGGGCTTCCTTCACTCGTGAGTCCGCCGACAGGAGCGTGTGCAGCCGGCACAGATGCTCCCGCCTGTTCATCTCAGGACTGAAAAACAGAACACGATAGTGCTGAAGGATTGCTTCTTTGGCGAACTGCGCCGTCAGGTAGGACTTGCCCTCACCCGGTCGCCCGAGCACGACGATCATCCGGCCGGGTACTAGCCCGTCCCAATGAAAATCGATGTTGGCCAGTCCTGTCGGGATCCCAGGAGGAGCACCACCCCGTCGCAGAGTCCGCAGATGCTTCTGTTCCTCCAAGTGGTCGCGCCACCCGGCGATCAGGAGATGGTCGGATGCCGGCGCGTGCAGTCTTGTGATCTCAGCCACCCTGTCACGCGCGAACTCAGCCTTGGAGAGCGCATTGTCGATGTCGAGCTCGTCAGCCAGCGTGTTGACAAGCTGAGTAAGTTCGGTGAACGCGCGTTCCTTTTTCAGTTCAGCGAGCAGATCCTTCAGGTTCTCGTTCGGCGGCAACCACTCGAACTCGTCAAATTTGCCCTTGAAAATCCTTCCGTTGAGCGGCTGCCTCGAAGCAACACGCTCCTCGATCCAGGCGAACTCCTCCTCGTAGACCAAGAAGTCATCGGATGAAATTCCCTCCTGGTAGACCTTGCGGAGCCCCTGAGCTCCCTCTTGCACGATTGCGGTGACGACTAGGGCTTCAACACTCATTGGCCAGCCACCGGCCACTTCACGATGATCGGCCCGAATCTCGGGTGCTGAATGATTTCCGCGCGCCCCTCTCTCACACTCTCACCCCTAGGAGCCCCTTCCTTCCCTACGGGAAGGGGGGTGGGGTTTCCGAAAAGAGAACCAAAAAATCTTCGCAGAGAGATCTTGCGAATCACAGGTGATCTAACACCCAGAGGACGAACTCGAATTTTCATCGCACCCACACCCCTGCAATGAATCCTTTGTTGATCCAAACTTTTTTTCCTTCGTTCGCTCCCATGACTTCGAACTCGACGGCGTAGGTGTCAACGTGACAAACCTTCGCCTCGATGGTCTTGTCCGCGTCGAGGAGTCCTCCGAGGGGTGTCGCGAAGTCAGCGGCAAGAACGAGATCCACGCACGAGCCATCGATCTTTGCCTGGATCAGTGCGGCGTCATAAGCAGACCTCGGGCGCGACTTGTTTTCACCCCCGCGACGACGCGAAGTTCTCTCTGCCAACTGCTCGCTCATGAAAATCCTTTCGTTGACGGTTCGGGTGCGGCGCGATCAGAAGAAGCGGGGAGAGGCCGTAGCCCCTCCCCTGCACCTGATCGTCACTCAGATCGGGGACTGTAGCGCCCTCCTGAGCCGGCGTCAAGCGGACTCGTGAGAGCCCTCCTACGCTACTGTTGTTGCCGGACGGGGCTTCCCCGAGGGCGGGCACGGTTCAGCCCCGTCCGACCTTGTGGCGAGCTCTCAGCCCGCGATCGTTGCCTCGCCTGCCTTGTCCACGGCCTGCGCGGGAGGATTCGCGGCTAGAGCACGAGCGCGCCCATTGCGAATCACCGCGTCTGCGACCACTACGACTGAACCAATGGTCGTCCAGAAGCCGACGACTGCCGCGCTCTGTTCTCCACTGATGTCGTAGATGTCGAACGCGTTGACGAGGAGCATTCCCGACACGAGCAGTCCACCGACCGCAGCAACGAGTTTCTGGATCGGTGTGATGTCGGGAGTGGACAAGGTGTTTTGTGTTGGCATTTTCATCCTCCTAGCACATGGATGCGCACCAATGGACGTACAGCCCGCCGCGTGAGATCATGTAGGCGGCGGTAAGTGCTTGCCCGACGTTCGACGCAGGATGCTTGAACCGATACGGCACCGAGATGCCTTGTCGCTTTGCTTCCTGAAAAGCCGCGTCGTCGTATGAACCGAAGGTGCCCCAGGCTTTCTGCCGGTTGCAAGCGCCTCGGTAGTCGAGCATGAACTGGAACGGCCCAAACGCGGCAGAGCCTTGCGTGTTCCAGCCGATCCCGCCGTAAGCCGACGGGTTGCAGATTGTCACCCGAAGTTTGGCCGGGTGGACGTTGCCTCCTTCGCCTCCGTTGACCGCACGCAAGGTCGATTCGCTGACCCTGAAAATATTCGCGGCCACTTTGATCGAGGAGTAGATGCTCTGATCTCGTTTTGTCCATAGCTTGATCCATGCGTTGTTGTCGGGGTATCTCAGGTTTTCACTTGCTGCATCTGCTGATGTCCCGACGCCGCCTCCGAGCACGGCGGCGGCGAGGGTTAGTACGAGCAGTTTTTTCACTTAGAAAACTCCTTAATAGCTGACTAGGCACAGCCCGCCCTTTCAGGCTGCGTAGCTAGTTGTCAATCCCTACCACCCCTTTCCTCCATTTTCACTTCGACCCGTACTGCGTGCCACGAGGACATTTCCCCGAGCAGCGCGGCTGCGATGCTGATGCCAACCAAGTACGGAACGCTTCGTTGTAGGTCAGAGAAAATCCAGAATGCAAGAGAGAACTGAATTGCCCAAGCGATTGTCAGCCAGCCATGAACCCTGCGCCAAAGCAGTGCCCCGCCCATTCAATCGCCATTGCGTCGTAGAGGGTGATCTTTTGCGTCTGCGTCAAGGAGATGTTTCTCGATGCGCTTTTCCAGCCCCTCGCGCCGGCGCTCGTTCATGTAGAGCGCCAACGCCAGAGCCGCTGCACCTGCAATGAAAACTCCCGTGACCAACCAAGTGATCGGTTGGATCCGGTCGTTCGAGGATGGAACGAACATCACCGCTATGCCGATGAAGGTGAACATGAAAAGAACAAATGACACTGTGGCATAGAACAAGATGGTCGTGATGGCCGCATACTCGCGATTGGAGTTGATGCCTGCCTCACGAAGTGCCTGCAATGCTCGACGCGCCCGCCGCGTCACACGCACTGCGTAGTAGAGCGCAAACGAACAGAATATCGTCCACAGGAGCTCAGGCACAGCAATGGTGTTGGTCAGTAGAGCGCCGAGCATTTTCACCTAATTCACTTCCTTCAGTTTCGTGGGTTTGATGTCGAGCCCGTACTCGATTTCGATGGAGTTCAGCCGCGCATTCAACTTTCGCCGAGTGCGTTTTTCCTCCTCGACACGCATGTCGAGCTCGTCCTTCTTGACATGTCCATCTTCCACTGCGTTCCTTTCTTCTCGCCGCCGCAAGCGATCAAGAATTTTCACTGTTGGCCCTTTCCTTCGGTCAACGCGAAGGCTACGCCAGCCGATTTCAACGCCGTCTGCATCCAGGCGTCTTTTTCATCCCGCAACCTGTCGTGCCGCATTTCCAGGTCGGCAAGTTGCCTGTCTTTTTCAGCTAGTGCTGCTCGATGATCCTTCCCATACACCCACCACCCCTTGTGACCTCCCCACAAGACGTAGAGGAGGGCGGCGGCAAACCCGCCCCGGAGGATCGTGTCGATCCACTGGATCTCTGCCGCCGCCCCAATAAGGAAGTCCATGAAAATCAGCCGCTCCAACGAGCCTTGTAACGGCGGTTGTCCATGTGGACGAAGCCCGAGTTGCGGTACTCGCCCACACCGCCGAAGCCAAGTCGGTCAGAGAGCCGCCTCGCTTCAGCCGCCCACTGTGCCGGCGAGCCCTTCGCGAAGGTCAGATCCGCAGCGACCGTCGTGGGATCGTCGTCATAGTCGTGCTGACTGAAAAGCGCACCGCCAATGCTGCGGTTGTACGCCTTGTGCCGATAGCCCGAGAGCACCCGCGCAGGCCCGAACTTCTTCCGCATCGGTTCGAGGAACTGCACCGCGAGTCTGACAAGAGCGGGCTCGGCAGCCTTGGGCACCCTCCTGCCGTCGTGGCAGTCGAACTCGCGCACGTTGAAGTGCTCCGAGATCATGCCCGGTCTTTTCAGTGGATCGTCCTTGGGAGGAGCCTCGGGCTTGGGCTCGAAGTCCTTCTCGCGCTTGGCAACGAACTCCCCCAACCTCTTGAACCACGGCTTAGGCACAGGCTTCTGCCCCTTGCCGCCGAAACCGAAATCCGGGCGTGGCTTCGAGCGTGGCCCTTTGGCCGCGAACTCGCCCTCCCCTAGAACCCACACCCGCCATCGGAACTCTGCTTTGGTGACGCTCATGTTTCCCGCCCTCCTTTCAGATTTTCAATCTCCTCGCGCTGTTCCGCTATGTCTGCAAGCAGAATGCGCTTTTCACTTGCCAGTGCTTCGGCCTTCTCCTTCTCTGTTTCGAATTCCAGAGTCTTTGCAAGCAGCGTCTCCTCTGTCGATTCGAGTTGATCTTCGAGTAGCCGGTTTTTCAGTGCGAACTCGCCAAGTACGACGAGCGCTTGATTCATGTTCATTTGCTGTGCCATGTTCCCGCCCTCCTTTTTTCACTTACAGCTTTGCGATAAAGAGCCCCACGGTGTACGGCACCGTGTCTGTGGGCTCGTTTCCGGTCTGTGGGCCAGCCGTGATCCCGGTCAGGGTAGCCGCTCGATCGGATTCCGGGATCGTACCGAGAAGGTTGTTCACGTCCGACGCCGTGCTCCAAGCAATTCGGGGACGGTTGGTGAGGCCCGTGAAGGTCACTCCGCTGTCCGAATACTCGAAGTCCGTCCGATGGCCAGGGTCGGTGATGCTCGTCTTGTGCTTCGGACGACGCAAACCTACGGCCAAGCCATCGTTGTCGGTTTTCACCGTGTCAACGTCGGCGTGCGTCCCCTGCCCGAAGATCGTTCGACCCTGTGTGTCCACTGTCGCAACGCCACCCAGATGTGTCGCAAGGTCTGCGTAGATGCCCGTGGACGATGGGAGGTTGGTGCCGTCGTATTTCACCCATCCTGTTGGAGCCGCTGCGCCGAACCATGCGCACGTTGCACCCGCCGGCAACCCCTTGCGGAACCAAGAGGATCCGTCGCTGACGTACTCAACCACCTGATCGGTCGCGAAGTAGATCGAGCCCGGAGTGACTGCGTTTGCAGCCGGTCGCAACGCGAGGGTGCCAACACCTGAGTCGATTCCGAACGGTGCCCACACGCGAGCTCCGTCTGAGCCCGTGTTCCACTCCCACTTGTTCTTGGTCGTGTTGATGATCCCGAGGCCGTAGGGAGCACCACCCGCAGCGATGGCATCCCTCTGCGTGGTCGTGAAGGCACCGGGGATGATCCCTTCCAATCCTCGAAGGATTTTCGTCACACGCAGATGGCCTGCAAGTTGCGCCTCTGCCGTGCCGAACTTCGAGAGTGTCAGTCCGGCCTCACCGATTCTGAGTGTGCCGAGATCGATCTGCTGCGTGAAGTCCGCCAGTGCGGCTGCCGCGTCCTGAATTCCATTCAGGTCGCCCGCATACAGCTTGCCGTTGGGGGCGATTCCGGTAGCCTCGAATGACTTGTACCTAATCAATTTTCACCCCTTTCAGGCGATGTTCTTGGCGGTCTTGTAGTTGCTTGTGCTCTCGTCAGCCGTCAGACGCAGATCGTAGAGAGCTACTTCATCGAGCGCGCCGTTGAAAAACTCTCCACCTGAGACGTTACGTCCGATGTTCAGAGCCGTTGCTGTATCCACCAGCGTCCTGTTCACGACCGTGCCGGTTCTGTCAACGTCGTCGATTAGGATTTTCACTAGAGGCCCGGACTTCTTGACCTCGACGTAGTAGATCGTGCCGGCCACGAGGTTGATCGTTGACGCAGCAATGGTGCCGACGCCCTTCTGCTCGAACACGACGGCCCCTGTTGCGTTGATGTAGACGGAGTAGGCATTCGCTCCCTTATCCACCACCCGCATCACCGCGCCGATTGCATCCGGCCGCGCCAAGAACTCGATTGTCAGGTGATCACCGAGATCAAGCTGAGGAGCGTCGGGCACCGAGACATAGCCGCTCGCGCCATCGAAGTCCCGAGCCCCGTTGGCACCTGCCACGTCTGTGTGCGCGAGCAGGCCCGGAGAGGAGACGAGAGCATGGGTGCCGTTGAGCGTGCCGTGATTTGCATAGCCCGACGTGTCGTTTGCGTCAGGCCCGAGCCTGAAAAACGCGTTCGGTTGCTTGTTGCGAACTGTCCGTGCGTAATCGAGCACATTGGTTTTGGTGTTGTCGATCGTGTAGCTGTGCCCACCCGGAACGATCCGCGTGAGCTCTCGCGTCAGAGAGGACATGTCCGGTGTGACGGCGCTCTTGATCCAGAGCTCGAAGCTGTAGTTTCTGATGTCCTCGTAGATTCGGTAGGCATCGGCCAACGACGACACCCCTGAAAAGAGGGGGATGCCGCCAGCATCGAGAGCGAGCCCTTCCGGCGTCAGCGAAGCGGCAGAGCCGAATGTCGTCACGATGAAAGACTCGATCAGCGCATTGAGTCTCGTCCTCGTGAACGGCCCATAGACCAACTTCGATGCGATCACGTCCCGCCGGTTCTGCGGAGTCTTGCCTGTGGGTGCGATGGGCAGGTTCAACTCCTGCTCCCACAGCGACAGATATATTTCAGCCGTCGCTGCGTACATCTCCAAGTCGAGAACCGTCAGCTTGTCACTACACTCCTGAAGCGGTTCCAGGAGCACCTTGCGAAGCTGACCGAAGTTGGAGTCCTGATTGTCAGGCCAGAGCCCAGGCGGCGAGTTCTCGATGAAATTCTGTTCGATCTCGCCGTATGTACCCTCAGCGGGGAGTGCAGGCTGCGCCATACTAGTTCACCGTGATGACGCCAGGAGTCCGCTTCTGCGTAGCGGTTGCCGTCTGATCGGTTGCGGGGGTGTTGAGCACGACGGTTTTCACTCCGGGGAGTCCGAACACAGCATCGATCAGTCCTGCCATGTAGACGGTGCCGCCCACCGGAACGTTGTTGATGTAGTCCTCGATCGCATCCTGCACTGCCGGCGTCACGTCTGCGAGCACGTAACCCGACTCCAAAGTGATTGTCACCGTGACAGCGGTGCTCACCGGAGTGAAGGTGTGTACGTGGACAGTCACGCCCGAGATCGCCTTGCTCTGAAGGTGCGCGAGCACGGCATCAATCACCGGGGATCCTGGAATCGATCCATCCGGGCCTGCGATGCGGATGGTGATGTGTCCGTTCGTCGCAACGCCGTTGTTGTCGTTGTTGAACGCGGTGGCGGTATCGACTCCCTCGATCTCCTCAGCCCATGCCTCCATGTCGGAGGGCGAGCCCGTCTTGGGGTTGCGCAGGAAGTCGAGCAATCGGACTCGGAAGTCCTCCATCTCCTCGTCATCCCCGCCGCCTGAAAATGCTGTTGGGTTGGTCACGTCGGTCACTCCGTCAGGAACATCGGAGAGCTCTGTGATCGAACCGATGATTGCGTTGTATGCCGTTCCAGACTCCTCAGCCTCGCCGGCCACCGTCACACGCTCTGCGGTGCCGACAGACGGGGGATCTCCGACCGGAGCCGCCACGTTGTCAGTGAAAACCACTGTCACGTTATTGGCGAGCGTGGTCACGAGAGCGTAGGCACCGCCATCCTTCGAGCGGTAGATTTTCCTCGCCGTCGTCCCAGGGCCACCGAGCGGGATGGCAGTCAAGCTGATCTGCTTTGCCGCGCCGAGCACGAGCGGCGTTGACTCGATTCCAGGAAGTGTCTCGCCACCTGCGGTCACGAAGGTCACGACGTATTCGTAGGTGCCCGCTCCGAGAGCTCCTGCGCCGCCGTCAGCGGACGTGAGAGCGCCAGGGTCGCCTGGGTTGGGAATCGTGCCGTCTGCGGTCGTCAGGTAGTAGAGGAGATCTCCTGCGCCCGGATCCGAAGCGACCTGAGATCCGGTCGGAATGAACGTTCCTCCCTCTCCTGAAAAGAGCAGAGTTCCAGTCGCCTTCGTTCCAGCCTTGATCTGCTGCCCGAACTCCTCGCCATGCCGACGCAAGGCGACACGAGTGGCCGTCGTGATGAACATGTCGTCACGAAGAAGTTGGTTAGCCAGATAGACGCCTTCAGCCTCTCCACCGAACACTTCGGTGAGTAGCCTGAAAACACCGTCCTCCTCCGTCCAAATATCGGGGATGCGCGACATCATCGCCGCGATCAGCGAAGCAACAATTTGCTCCTTGTTGCGGTAGATGACTTCGGCTTCGACAGAACTCATTTTCACCCCCTCCTTAGACGGGAATATCGATTGTCAGTCGTTCCTGAACTTGAATGTCCAACGCCGGCTGTTCACCGGGCTCGATCACCGCGTAGCTGAGGATGACCCTGACGCTACGCGCATCATTTTCATCCTGCTCGATCTCAACGTCCATGATCGTCACGTCGTTCATAGGCGCAAGCGCCTCCTCGACGTACAGACGGAGCTCCTGAAGCGCACGCTCGCGAGGCAGATGGAGCGCGTCTCTCAGCCGGCTGCCAAGGGCATCTGTGGGATCTCCGATCCAACCGCGCTCGACCATCAGCCTGAGCATGATTCGCTGCGCAACCACTTGCTCGCCGCGCACACCCTGGTAGTCCAGGTTCGGAGTGAAAACCAAGTCTCCACCCCTCTTGAAATCCACTGCGATGTCGAACGCCATGCTGCTCCTAGCTCACGTAGTTGCCGGTCGAGAGAATCACGCCAACACACTTGGGCAGACGACGGGTGCCGAACTGACGCAGCACCACGACCGTCTCCCCGATCTTCGGGACTTCAGGTGTGATCTTCACGGTTTTCACTTTGACATTGGTGCCGTTGTCGTCATGGATTTTCGCTGTCCCTCGAAAGCCGACGAGAGGGATCCACTGATCACCGAATTCCTTCAGCTTGATCAGACCCTTCCGCTCGTCTCGGGAGATCACTTTCCCATAGACGATGGTATCGGCGGGGATGGCCCGCTCGATCATTGCGTAAATCGTGTTTTGGTCAGCGTCAGTCAGCATTTCAGTCTCCGCTAGTTCGACCGCGACCCTGCCAGTCGAAGATGCGACGAGCTCCGTGCCACTCGTTGATGTAGTAGGACGAGTTGATAGATGAAATTTTCACCACGTCACCGGGCTTGGGAGCATGGATCATGTGCCCGTCGTTCAAGTAGATGCCGACGTGATGAACGTCGCCGCCTCGGGCGAACAGTACCAAGTCTCCCGGCAGAAGTGAATCCTTCGTGATCTTCTGCAAGCTGCTGTTCGTGTCGAGCGAGTAGGTGGTTGGCCGAGTCGAGTTGCTGAAAATAAGATTGTTCCCGGCGTGTTTCGAGGCAGCGATGATCAGCCCCGAGCAGTCGAACGACCCCGGCCCCTCGTCGCCCCACCCATAGGGCTTGCCAAGCTGACGAATCAGGTAGTTGATGAAAACCTTTACATCGGCAGGAGCGTTGACCGGAACTCTGACTTCAAAGCCATTGCCATTCGCGTCCTTGACCGTGTATTCAGTCTTTTCACCACCAGGGATGACGGTTGCTGAATCAACAACCTCTGTCACCGTCTCCTTGAACTTCTGTTCGTACCGCTTCCTGACATCGGCCGCATAGGCGACTGCCTTCGCGCCCGCACCATTGTACCTCTCGACGCCGATCCAGATGTTCGAGTCCTTGTGAGGGTCGAGCCCGGACAGCTTGCCTGCGAACACACGAGCGCCGGCTCTGATGTTCGCCTGTGGCACCCAACGCCCACCGGAATACTCGTCAGATTTTCCTCCGTACTCGTCCGCCCACACCTTGAACGCTGGCGTGGTCAACTGCATCGGCCCGGTACCGGCCTCCTCATCCCCGAGGGGGTTGAGTGGGTTGCCTGCCTTGTTAGCAAAAGTCTCTTTCCATTTATGAAAAGCTGCGTCTCCATGCACGCCCGTGCCGAAGCTGTCCGGTGCCGGATACCACTCCGTGTCTCCGGTTTGGCGCACGTTGCGGAACCCTGTCTCCTTGTCGCACATGGCAAGCAGGACGCCGAGGAAGGTTGCGTAGTCCCACCCCCCATGAAATTCTCGGGCGGCAGAAGCGAAGGACTGCGCCCACCTGACGCCCGCATTGCCGAGCGCTGTCCCCAAGCCTGTACCGACATCGCCAAGGCTTGCCTGATCACCCGGATCCTTCAGGAGCTCCGGGTCGGAAGGTGCGCGCCGGGAGATCGCGTAGTTCTTCTCGCGCATCCTCACCGTCTGCGTGTAGCCGTCAAGCCCACCCGACAGGCTCACACCCACCACATAGAAAATCCCGGTCAAGCCGATGGAGCCGATGTTGACCATCGCCATGTGGTTCTGACGAATGATCGTGCCCTCGTAAGGGATTGTCAGTTCGATTTCGAGAGCGCCGACCTTGCCCTCGAAGATCTCCTCCCACGCTTCCTCGCGCGCCTCCTTTCGGTTCTTCGCGTCAGAGCTCGTGATGATCCTGAGCGGCCGGCGCTTCCAGGAGCGAATCGTCGGATCAACGGCGGTGCTGACGAAGCCGATGTCCCCGCGCTCACCGAACACCCACACTTCGCCGCTTCGCTTTTGTGTGTCCTTGACAATCCGGCATCGCTGCACTGAAACCCACCGGCCGCGCCCTGTCTCGCTCCCCCTTTT